TCCCAGAGGTCGGCGTAACGCAGTTCGATGGCCGGGTCTGGTCCGCGATAAATCACCACCGCGACGTCGATGCGGTCTGTATTGATCTGCTCAGCGAGCACGTCGATGCGTGACGCGATGCGGTGCTCCATGAATGGCCGCATGGCGTCGCGGGTCCAGCCGTCCACGCGCGACATGGTTGAGCCGCCCTTCGCGCCTGAACCGACAATCTTCGCGCGCCTGAGCAGCCACAGCAGGCAACCGACTGGCCAGCCGTTCCACAGCTCCTCGGCGTCGATGTCGCCCCACCAGCCGCAGCGGTCCGTGCTGTCGAGGTCAGGAAGCTCCTCGTCTGGCGGTGCCAGTGAGTTTGTCCCCAGCGCGACGATGACCGCTGACTGCAGGTCGTAGCCGTCCACGATCAGGTTCTGGTCTGTCATCAGCCAGTCGAGGCTGACGGCATAGGCCGGGAAATCGAGCTGCTGCAGGAAGCGGATGTCACTTGCCATGACGCGCCTCCAATTCTGCGATGCGCGCTTCAAGGCGCTCAATGCGCTCAAGCAGCGGGTCCTTTAGAATTTCCGTGGATGACGGATCGGCCTTGAGCTGGATCGGCTTGCTCGACCAGCAGCCGCCCTGATCGACCCAGATGGAGCTGCCGCCGATCTTGATATGCGCGTGATTGCCATCGACCTTGACGCTCTTGTCCTTGTCGCCGCCAGAGTTGAGCTGCCACTCCTTGGCGTCCTTGTCGTAGTGCCCCGTGACGTTGTCGCCGGTCCTGAACTCGATCTTCTTCGCACTGGCGCGCATCTCGGTGTTCACCTCGTCGCCTTCGTGCTTGTAGTCTTCGTGGTTGGGCGCGCTCGCCTTCTCTGCCAGCTCGTCGGGTGTCAGCCGCGACAGGTCCACGCCCGCATCCGCCCACGTCTGCAGGTTCTTCTCCGGTGATCCGCCCTTCTCGCGGTCCTGCTTCTTCTTCACCACGTGCCTGATTGAGACGAACCGCTCCTTCTCCTCGCTCTTGCCGGTGGCCCTGCCCTCGGCATCGCGCAGCATCTTGCCGCCCGGTGCCTTGCCGTCTCCGTTGTCGTCCAGCGACATGATGTAGGTCGCGGCGTTGCGGATCAGCGTGCCCTGCCCCTGATGGTCGTACTGGAAGCTCTCACCGGGCTTCATGCCCATTGGCCGGTGCCTGCGGTCATCGACAGCAAGAACAACAGGATGATTGCGCTGGCCACCAAGAAACACCGCAATGCCCTCAGCCGCTGCGCCTTTGAGGTTGGCCACATCGCCGCCACCGCCGCCTCCCTGTCCGCCGCCCTCCTGCTCGTCGCGCGGCATCGGGATCGAGGACATGCCGAACGACTGCATGCGCTCGACAATCTTGCGACCCTCCTTGACCATGCCGTCGAACGACATCTCCTGCATCATCGGGTTGTCGTTGCCCTTGTTCAGCGTCAGCCGAACAATCTGGTGCATCACCCGTCCCGACATCTCGCTCAGACTGTTCCTGTTCATCGACGCCTCATCGGCTGCGTTTGACCGGGACCGGGAGCCGCTGCAGCCGCCGCAGACGCCGCCTCCTTCGCCGCCTTGGCCTGCGCGATCTGCTGCGCCCTGAAGGCCAGCTGCTCGTTGCGGAAGCTGAGGCGACCGTTCATGTGGATGGGCTGCACCATCTTCAGGGTGGTCGTTGTGCCTTGGTCGCTCTGCTCGTAGGTGCAGCCAGAGCAACCCATCACCTCGTTGAACAGGATCAGCGAAGGCGATGTCACGTTGTAGTATTCACCGGCACGCCAGATGTCGTCGCTGACGTTCGCGTCCTTGAACCAGCCCTGCACCGTGATCTGCGCTTCAATCTCGCTTCCCTCGGTGAAGACCACCTCCATGTCGGCGCGACGCTCGATGCCGTGCTGCTTGTCGGCAACGTCAGCCACAACGACCATGTGGCGGTTGCGCGTGGACGAACCGTCGCGCTCCGCAACCTGCTTGTTGGCGGCGTCACCGTTCGATGAGTTGCTGCCCTTGTTCTGGCCGATTGCGAAAATCTTCTTGTAGACCATCGGGTCGCGCACCACCGCGTTGGCCCTGAGGATGTTGATGCCCTCGGTCAGCCAGCCCTTGGTTGAGACCCCGTTTTCCCCGATCAGCAGCAGCCCGCCGTTGGCCTCTGAGCCAATGAGGATGTCGCGCATCTTTGCGTAGCGCTCGATGGCCTGTATCGGCGTCTCTCCCGGCGAGACCTGAATGTTCTCGAATGGCGTGCTGTCCACGTTCCCGCGCTCGTGGATTTTGATCCCCAGATGCGCCGACAGGTCCTTGGCCAGCTGGGTCACCGATTTCCCGTCATGACCGTCGAGCTTGTCCAGCGGAACGGATGAGTTGACCAGATCGGAGGTGTCGCCGCAGCCGATCAGCCGAACGCCGTGCTGCGCCTTGTCGTAACCCACGTGGCGCTCGGTGATGTACCCGTACACTGCTGGTGCGCCGCCCAGCAGGACCCTGACCACGTCACCCGGCACGAACTGCGAGCCGTAGACACTGAGCGGGACATCGACCTGCTCTGTGCATTCAAAGGTGAATGTTGGGAACGCCTCGGTCCACTTCTGCTCGACCCTGACGCTCGTCCAGTTGGAGAACATCTGGCCGCGCACCTCAAGGATCGCAATCTCCTTGTCTACTGGCAGGCGCTCGTAGCGTGGCGAGCCATCCTCGTTCTTCTCTGACGTGGGGCGCGTGAGCTTGACCTGCAGCTCCTCGGGCAGATCGGTGATCTGATCCGGCAGCTCAATCGTGAAGTCGCCTTCTGCCATGCTACACCGCCAACATCTTGCCCTCGCGGGGCATGAAGGCTGGATGCACCACGTGGTTCTCGCTGATCAGCTCCATATGCCGCCGTGGGTCCGCATAGGCGCGCTGAGCCATCCGCAGCGACGGCATCGCCGTCTGGTAGTTGTAGGTGATGATGCGCGGCAGCAGACGCCCGCGATCAGCGAGGTGCCGCGTGACATCGCCGTGCAGGCGGATGATTGCCATGTAGATGCCAGCATTGAGGTCGTCCGCCGCAATGTCCGATGTCTCGGTGAATGCCGCGTGCATCTGCGCCGCGATCTGATCGACCTCCTCGCGCGAGCGGAATGACATGTAGGCGACGATGCGGGCTTCCATCGCCAGCGTGAGCCGCACGATGCTGAGCACGGTCTCCACGGCAGGAAGCCCAATCGGCTTCTCGGTGAGCGCTGCTTTGCGGACCCGGTCCATCGTCACCAGCGTCGCGCTGCAGTGCCTCGCCAGATCGACGCAGACGTTGAAGGCGAAGCAGAACGCATGAATGTCGGTCATGTTGCGGTCAGCGATCAGCATGCCGACTGCCCGACGCAGCGCGGTGCCGACGCTGCCGTGCAGGGTGACGGCAGAGGACAGCACCACCGGGCCAATCCGCTGGCAAATCCCCAAGACCTCGTCTGCCTCGTCACCCGTCATGAAATGATCCCGACCCCAAGGTTCGATTTGAATGCGAAGTCCCCGCTCTGCTGGCCGAACCGGACTGCCGACTTGAGGCTTGCAGCACGGTCACCCGCGTCGGCACTGCGGTGGACCAGCGCGTAACCCAGCATCCGCTCCACACCCTTGTCGGTGAGCTGACTGGGCGGGCCGATGAGCTGATCCTCCAGCTTGAATGCGCTGTCCTCGATCTGGCCTGACGTTGAAATCTGCTGCCTGTACTGCGGGTCGCCATACTCCGCGAAGTCCATCTCCACGGTGCAGAAGCCGCCGCGCTCGCGTGCCTCGGTGACGGCGTAGGACATGACCATCACCTTCACGTCCTGCATCTGGTACGGCAGCGGCAGACGCAGCATACCGGGACCATCCTTCTCCAGCGCCTCGATGAGCCTGTTCTTCTGGTCCCAGTATTTCGGTCCAATCAGATAGCCTTGGACGAGGAAGCGCAGTGCCTTGCGCCCCATGTCCTCGGCATATGGCGTGTTGCGCTTTGGATATTCGTGCAATGCCACGCGCCGCCCGCCCTGCCGCGCGTCTGTCTCGACAAAGAACTGCACGTTGCGGAACGCCGCCTCCTGATAGCGGTCGCGCCATGGGTTCTTGATGTCCTTGATTTTCATATCGACAAGGTCTCCCCGGCGTCTTCAGTGCGCTGCATCTGCTTGTGCTGGCGAACAGTCGGCGGCTGGAATAGCTGGCCGTCCGTCTTCGCCTCGGCGCTTGCCTTGCTGCCGTTGGAGTTGACGGTGACGTTGACCTGACCACTCGGAGATGCGGGCGCGACCTGCTGGTCGATGCGAGCGGTGTTCACCTTGTTCTGGGCGTCAATCGCAGCCTGCTGCTGCTTTGGGTCCACGCGATTGGCCATGCCGCGATTGTAGGCGTCGCGCACCCAGTCTGGTGTATTCGCGCCACGGCCACCCGCCCCCCACACCGCAGGCGTGCCCTTGCCAATGTGCATGCGCGACGCGCCCATGTATGCGCCGTGACCACCCATGCCGATGCCGGTGTTGCCTGACGCCGCCGACGCCTCGATGTACGCCGCCATCTTGGCGCGGTCGGCGGGGATGGTGCTGTCGAGCTTCCTGCCCTTCTCATCGAACAGGTCGATGTCTCCAGCGTCCGCACCCGGTCTGTGGCGCGCGTGCCCCGGCTCGTTGCCGTGCGCGATGTTGGTGCTGACGCCAGCCTTCACGCCAGCGTACTGCATCGAGCGAATGACATCAGGAGGAAGCCCGCTGCCTGACCCTTTGTGCGAGACGCCGCCAGCTCCCGGCACTGGCGTTGAATTGGCCTGCCCGTTCGGTTGATCTGCCTGCGGCTGTCCCGGTCCCTTCGCGTCGCGCGCGCGCTGCTCAGCCGCCCACTTGCGACCGCGCTCGCCGTGCGCAGAGAAGATCGCTCCCTCGACTACCTTCCTGTTCCAGTATTTAGGATCAGCCGCATACTTCCGGCCATTTGGATCGGTGATCATGCCTTGGTCGGTGGCGTAGTCGGTGATGTTTGATCCGCCGTAGACCTTGTCGAGGGTGGCGTCGCCGCCCTTGTTCAGTTCTTTTTGGCCGCGAGCGAGCAAGGCTGCTTCGCCCACCCTGTTTCTCCCCGTCACGGGACCGTACTGCCCTGAGTACAGCGCCTGCTTGACGGTCATCTTCCGCATGGAGGCGTAGTTGAACAGCTGCTCCATGTTCGACTGGACGCCGCCTTCGTGTGCCATCGCGCCAACCGCAAGTGCTTTTAGCTTTGGATCAGCGTCCAGCTCCTTCTTGAACCGCTGACGATCCTCGGAGAGCGTCCCGCTGCTTGCGCCGACATTCGCGCCGTCTGGCGCAGCTCCCGGCTGACCTCCCGGTCCCGGTCGCGATGCGCTCTGCCCGCCAGTGCCTGCCGGTGCGTTGCTGTCGCCGCCCGTGGTCCCGCCACCGGTCGCGCCGCCGCCCGTCGCACCGCCGCCCGTGCTGCCGCCTGACGAGCCGCCGCCGCTGTAGCCGCCCGACGACCCGCCCAGCGAAGCCTTGATGACGTTGCCGCCACCGCCACTGATGCCGCCAGCCTCGATGTACGACTTGAACTCGACCAGCGCGTCGAACACGCCGATCTGGATGATGCGGCTTGCGCCTGCGGCGTCACCGCCAGAGCTGCCGGTGCTGATCTTGCCCGACATGGATGGGATGAACTGCTCCGGTCCGTTCTCGCCAACCGTGTAGCGCATCCCCGCATGCACCGGTCCGCCTGCCGCGCGCCCCGGTCCGCCGCCGCCTGTCAGCTGTCCCCACCACTTCGACGCCAGCGACTGGTCTGGCTTCTCGTTGAGCTTCGACCACGCCTCGCTCGGTGTCATGTTGAGGAAGTCGAAGCTCGATCCGAATGGCTGCGAGCCAAGCACATCGTTCGCGGCCTTCTTGCCCTTCTCGCCGCCCGCCGACATCTGTTCCAGCTTGTTGATGAGGTCCAGCACCTCATTCAGCGTCTTGGTCACCTCTGGGAACAGCGTGACGCCGACCCGCGTGACCAGCTCGTCCCACTTGGTGCCAAGGTCCACCAGTCCGTCAGCGTACTTCTTTGCGTCTGCCTTCTGCTTGTCGGTGAACAGCGGCTGCTTGTTGACCTCGTCAACCAGCTCCTGCCACGACAGGCGTGCTGAGTTCGCGCCAAGCCCGATTGTCTCAAAGAAGCGCCGGGACTTCATGCCGGATGGATCGGACTTGTCCAGAACCTCCTTGAAGTCGTAGGCGACCTTGAGCTTGTCGATCTGGCTGGTGGCTTGGTTGATGGCTGCGAGGACAGGACCCGCGCCCATCTTGACCAGCTCCTCGCGCACGTTGCCGATGCGAAGCGAGAAGTCCTCGGTGTTGCGCTTGAAGTTCTGCAGGTTCTGCATCATCGCTTCAGGTGCGATGCCTGCCTTCTGCGCTGCCGCAGACCAGCCCTTCAGTGCCTGCTCCGACATGCCCAGCTCTTTGCTGGCATAGCGCAGCTCGGTGAGCTTCTTCGCGGTCTCGCCCAGTGAGCGGACCAGCAGGCCAGCTGCGAGACCTACACCTGCCGCGCCAAGGCTGAAGCCGCCAATACCGGGGAGTGCCTGCGCGAAGCCCTGCCCGACGCTCCTGATGCTCTTGCCAAGCGCGTCCCAGCCGGTGGCTGCTGCCTTCGCGCCCTTGCCGCCCGCCTGTTGAAACTCGCCAATCTCGCGACGCAGCTTACGGAGGTCCGTAAGCGCCTCGTCCGACATGACTGTCGCCCGCAGGCGAAGGATTTCTTCGTTGGCCATTGCAGCGCCTTCAGCGTGGTCGCTGCGCCTCTGCCTGTGCGAGCAACCGGTCTGTCCAACTCATGTGCCGCTCAACTTCACTCACCGGCATCACGAGAAATTCATTCGGTGGTCTCCCGTAGAAACGCGCCATGCGATAGCAATTTAGAACTGCATCGCCTGCGCGTCCGGCACGAAAAAACCCATGAGCCTATGCGCGCACGTCGAGAAGTCCTTTCCCCCCAGTGCCTTGATCGTTGAGGGAGGCACTGCTGCCAGCGTGGACATCACGTTGGCCATGATGAGTGGATTGGGCGTGACGTCGCCACTGGCCCAGTCGATGTTGACCGGCCACTTCTCTCCGATCTGCACCATGTCGCTGCCGGTCGGTTCTCTGAACGTGAGCTTCTTGACCATCTCTCCGTTCGCCATCACTGCCTTGTTCAGGGTGATGACGATGTCGGTCGAGGGTGGAGCCGCCGCATCCACGTCCTCGATCTTCCGTGCTGTTGCTTCGCCCGCCATTGTCTTCGCCTCTCTCAGATTTCGTCGCCGTCCACACCTTCAAACCGGACCCTGAACTGGCCGTCTGAGGTGTTGATTTCGACAGGACCCTTGTGCCACGCATTGCGGAGCACGTAGGTGCGCCCGTTCACCAGCTCTGCGGTGACGGTCGCGTCCGTGATGCCCTCCAGAAATTCGGTGCTGACCTCGGGCAAGGTGCTGATGTCGCCCTCGATGTACGGGACGCGCGGCAGCTCCTGATAGCCGTGGACGTAGTCTTGTCCTGCGATGCCGTTGCGCTCGACCGGGGTGATCGAGACGGTGAGTGAGCCTTTGAGCGGGTACATCTGCCCGTCAACCTTGAGGTACGCGGTGCCTGCGATAGGACCTTGGGGCATGTCAGTCTCCTGCCACTGGGTGAAATACTGCAGCACCATACGCACAAGACGCCGCACAAGAAAGTGCCCGCGCGCGCTAAGTCATTGATGATGCAGCAGTTATCCCGCACGCACACTCGCGCCGATGGTATGCGTGTTGTGCGGGTTGTATGGCAGCGGGATCAGTGGCTTGGGGTAATTTAGCTTTTTTTCTAAATGGTCACCGCAACCTGCGTGGGGTGAAATGATCTACGCCACTCAGCCGCGTCTTGGCACCGCAGCTTCCCTGAAGAAGCCCTTGGGCAGCATGTGCCGCAGGTCCGCCGCGCCCAGCAGCAACGGCCTGAGCGACATGCCGTGCGGGTCCGCCAGCAGCTCGTCGCGCTTGCGGTCGAAGCTGGTCCAGACGTAGCTGGCCATGTTGGCCCCGATGACGATGACACCTTCGTGGATGGCGAACTCTCCCGGCACATCTGCGAGTGGCGTGATGTCCCCGGTGATGTCGATGTCGAGGTCGAAATAAATTATCTTGTAGCCGGTCCGCCACCCCGGCTCGAATAGCAGCAGCTTCGCCCACTGCTCTGGCATGCCCATCTCGCTGATGTCGATGAAGCTGACCAGCTCGCAGCGCTCGGGCTGATCGGTGAGGCAGACCATAGTGTACGGTCGCCTGAGATGAAGGCTGACGGCGTCGCGCAGCCTCCTGACGTGGTCGAGAGAGAAGACCGGTCCCGCCCGCACGCATGCGACGATCAGGTCAGCCATCGTCCCAGTGCCTTCGCTTGTTCACTGCCACGACTGCTATCGCGAGCGCTCCGCAGTTTCCGCCGATGATGAAGGCCGCAATAATCCATAGCCAGCACAACGCATGCTCCTCACTTGGAGTGCAGAATGTTCACTCCATCTTCCAGCGCCACCTTCTGAAAACACGAGATGGCTGATTGCGGGCAGGCGTTCACCACGCGGACCCCGGCTGCGGTGAGGCTCGGAACGTAGACCCTGAAGTGCTCAGCCCAATGGAGCCATTTGCCGCTGGCCTCGCCGCCCTCGTAGTCGAAGCCGAACAGCACGATTGTCTTGGCCTTCTTGAGCATGGCGACCTGAAATGCGCCGAACCCCGATGTCCCGCCGCCGTAGACTGCGCTCGGGTCCTCTGAGACCTGATGCCCGTCCATCCGCCTCAGACAGGTGACGTTCTTCGACGGTGGAGCGGTGGCCTGACCCTCTTGGACCGCCCAGTAGACCCTGCTCTGCACGTTGCCCAGCTTGTCTTGCCAGTCCCCCATCCAGAAGCCTGCGTCCGCCCACGGGATGATGGTGATCACGCTCTTGACCGCAAGCACGTGAGCGCCGCGCAGCTGCTCAAGGTCGAAGCCGATAAGCGAAGACCCGCCGCCGATGATGGCAACGGGTCTGTCGTCCCAGAATGGCTTTGTTATTTTACCGTAGACATCCATGTACCCGCCTCTGCTTGAATGAAATGGCGCGCACCGCCGCGCGCGCCACCATCATTATCAGGTGGCCATAGCCAAATCGACCCCGCGATTGTACTGCAGCCTGAACTGCGCCAGCACCGCGAAGATGCGAAGCTGATTGATCAGGTCCGGTGGGTAGAGCACGTTGACCCTGTTCGGGTCGTTGGGATCGCGCTCCACGATCAGGTTGCGCTTGAACTCCACAGCGTTCTCGACGCGCCCCAAGAACTCGTCCTGCCTGTACTGGGCAATGAGTTCCGCCTTGATGATCTTGGGCGTGACGATGGCCTGACCGGCACCGAACCGCGTCCCGTCATCCGCCAGCTTATGCCTCGGGTACTTGCTGGTGATGGCGTGGCGCTGCGAGCGGAACAGGGCTGCGAGCGTGGCGAGCGTGGGGACCAGCTCGTATGCGTCGTCGCCCTGACCGTAGAGGTTCTTCTGGTAGGTGGTGCTTTCACGAAGGATCGCCGGGATGTTGTCGTCGTTGACGCCCTGCGTTGCAATGCCGACACCGGAGAAGTTGTTGCATTGCGTCTTGGTGAAGCGCTGGTGCTTGGGAGCCGGGAGACAACCCTCCAGCGCCAGCGTCTGCAGTGGCCGCGCCGGATCGTTCAGCAGTGCGCGCGCGGACTTGGCCGCATACGCCGCCGCCCAGACCCACGTGGGAGAGGGTGAGTTGGCTTCGATGCCCATGATCGACAGCACACCGCTGTTGTTCTCGGGACCGTACTCCACGATTGCCGCGTAGCCCTTGTCCTCGCCAACCTCGACGCCCTTGTAGGCTCCGAAGATGTGGCCGTAGAGCTGCCTGAGCCAGCCCCAGCGCCCCTGATCACCGAAGCCGTACTCGGTTTCCAGCAGCGCGAGTGAGGTGCTGTCGGTGAAGCCTGTCGCGACGTACTCGTAGATTTCGTCGCCAAGGTTGGTGATGGCGGTTGAGATGTCCACCGTGCCCGTGCCGCCCGTGAGCTTGTGGCCGGGTGGCACGTTCACCACCAGACCGACAGGGATGCGCTCCGCTGCGAGTGCGCCACCGTAGGCGAGGCGGACGTCGATCTCGTTGGCCTCGACGCCCTTGAACTTGCTGGTCAGCGTCACGACGCCCAGCGCCGCCACGGCTGTCACCGGCATTGAAAGGTCAGCGTTGATGGCTTCCTCGATCTTGGTGGCGATGTCTTCAATCGGCTCGCCTGCAGCAACAAACACCTGCACGCGACGCCCTGCGATGTAGATCGGCAGCGTGCCTGCTGAGATGGCGGGCTGGACCACGGTCAGCGGACCGGTTGCCGCCACACCTGCTGCTGCTTCATCAATCGGAACGACCCACAGCTCCTGTGCGAAGTTGTTCTTGGTGAAGCTCTCGACCATCATGTCGAGCATCGAGCCGTAGCCGAACAGCTGCCGTGCATCTGCCTGAGAAGGCACCGGGATCGGCACGTTGGCTACTGCACTGCCATCCGCGCCCTTGAGGCCGATGATCAGCGACGTCAGCCGTGAACGTGGGTAGCCTGCCATGCTCGGGTCTACTTCCACCCAGTATAGAGGCATTTTCCAGTTGGCTGGAATGGAGTTGAATGAAACGGGCATATGCGCGGTCTCCTTCTCAGGTCAGGGGTGATCGTGGACGGTGTCCACCGTTAAGTCCCGCCTTCGTCCTTGCAGCATTGCTCAACGCCGCCTTGAGTTCGTTCTGCGTCAGGTCGTACTGGCGGATGATCTGCAGGACCTCGTCTGGGTCCGCGTCAATGGATGGGTAGCGGCTTTCGATGTGGAGTGTATTGAAGTCGTCCTCCACCTTTGGATCGAACCAGCCTGAGAACTCCATCTGCATTTCAACTCTGATTTCAAATAGCGTGGTCTCGCCCACCTTGGCGTACTGGCTCTGCCTGTCCATGGCAGTGAAGCCCTCGACCAGCGTCACGAATTTCGGGTCTGTCAGCAGGATGTCGTCCAGCTCGGACATCCATTCCTCCAGCGCGTAGAGCTTGTTCTGATCGTCGGTGTCCGCGTGGATCGCGCCTGAGAAGCCCAACGTCAGATCGTGCTTGAATTTCGGCTCTGCGTGGTTGGCGTTGCCCATTGGCGTTCGCCGTTCGCGCAGGATGTAGACGCCCAGCAGTGGCAGATCGGTCGGCTGCACCTGCAGCATCGGTGTCTTGCGATAGGTCTTGAAGCGCGCGCCGAACCCAGCCTTCAGCTTGTCGTGCGCCTGCGTCGCGATCATGCTTGCGTAGTGGCTCATGACCCGTCCACCGGAGCTGGATTGTGCGTGCGCAGCATCAGCATCGAGCCGCCCTGTCCATCGTCGTCGCTGTCTCCCACCCAGAACCGCTTGCCGAAGTCGATGTGCGTCGTGTCCGTGATTTCGACCAGATCGCCCCTGTCCGGTCGCGCGCCAAGGAAGTCTCGCTTGCGAATGCCCAGTGAGGTCTGCTGGTCGCTGAAGATGGTCTCGTCCTGCATCTGGACGTCAACGGGTGACGATGAGTAGACGCCCCAGAGGTCGAACGCAGGTGCGCCGGGATCACTGACCAGCGGCGTGAACCTGACTTTGATCTGGAATATCTTTGACGCCGGTCCAAGGACCAGCTTGTCGAAGTCAACCATTGCCCACCTCGAAAAACCCCCAGCGCAACGGTTGCGCCGGGGTTAGCACTTCATCAGGTGAACACGCCATTCAGCAGCGCGAGCGGGCGCGTGCAGAAGTTGAGCGCGTTCATCTGGGTGTCCATGTGGACGCCCTTGTCGTTCGGCATCTGGTACTGCTTGACGTAGCGCGGCAGTCCCATGGTGTTCACGGTCTCGACGTAGTCGGCTGGCGCGTAGACCGTTGAGAACAGGTTCGGCACACCGGTCGGATAGAAGTATGCCTTGTTGGTCTCGATCATCGGCTGACCTGCCGCGTAGCCGCGATAGTTCGTCCACAGGATGCCGCCGAACTCGAATGACCCCCACGTCTGGCCTGCAGAGATGTAGCTGGTGCGAAGCTCAGCTGCTGCCGTCCAGTTGAGGTAGGTCTGCCGCACCTCGGGTGACATGATCAGTGCATCGAAGAATGCGTCACCGCAAATTGCCTCGACGCCAGAGAACATCAGGCCGTCGAGGTTGGCACCCATCGTGCGGATGACCTCTTGGCACTTCTGCCTGACAGCACCGGTCGGCGGGTTTGCGCTGAACGGGAAGCTGATCGCTGCAGGCGGTGCGATGCCGTACTCGATGAAGAGGTTCAGCACCGTGCCGTCAGCATAGGTGATGATGCCCTTGATCGCGCCGACGCGCGCATGCTCCTGCGTGTACTCCAGCGACTGACCAGCGGTCTGCAGGCGTTCTGCAACCTTGGTCATCACGCTCTCGGTGCCGCTCTCCTCACCGAACGGTCGGACACCTTGAACCTCCTCGGCCATGATGGCGTCGTTGATTTCAAAGTGCGGGACGCCCAGCATCCGCATGCTGCGGCGCGGCTTGGGCATGGTATGGCCCGGTCCACCACGCGGCGTCGGGGCGATCAGCATCAGGATGCTGTTCTTCTCCTCGATGGCCACGGTGGTCTGGGCAATCGAGCTTGTCGTGAACAGTCCCTTTGAGCTGATGAAGCCGGGGACGAACTTCAAGTTGTTGATGGCCATAGAGAGCGGCACCACTCCGAAAGCATCGCCGCGAAAAATGTCGAGCATGTCCTTGTCCTTTACGTCTTGCTGCCTGTGCGGCGAGCTGTTGAAGCCGGTCCGCGTCAGACGCGAACGATGATGCCGTTGGCGGCGAGCGTGGCGAGACCGATTGCCTGTTCAGGCACGGTGATGGCACCCCAGCTGAGGACGTTGCCGTTGACCTCTGCATCGCGGACGATGGCAGAGATGCGGAGACCTTCACCGGGGATGGTGCCGCCCGCGTAGAGCGCCAGTGCGTGGCAGTCCGCGCCCACCGTTGCGACCACGTAGGTCGCGGGCTGGGTTGCCGTTGCCTCAGCGGTCTTCTTCAGCAGCGTGCCGACATAGATGGTTGCCGGGTCTGCGATGTAGCAGTTGCCGCGTGAGCGCTGGCCGTTGGCCTCGGACAGGACGAACTCCGCAGCGTGATGCGGCTCGGCCAATGTCGTGAAGTGCGGGACGGTGGCGGCGAACGGGCTGATTTCAGCAGCGCGCTCCTCAGGGGAGAGCTTGGCGATGCGGTCGGCTTCCTTTGCCTTCTCCTCACGCGCCTCGCGCTCGGCCTTGATGACCGCTTCCTCCTGCTCAAACTTGTCGGCTGCGGCCTTGACCTCGCGCTCGTGCATGGTGACGCGAGCCTCATCGAGCTTCTTCTGCTCGGCCTCCTGCCGCTTCTTCTCCTCGGCTTCCTGCTTCTTGCTGTCAGCCAGAACCTGCTTGGTGTTGTCCGGTGCCTTGCGGACCTCGTCGTCCTTGTGGTCAGCCATCTCGAATACTCCTTCTGAGTTTGCGTGGTTTACTTGTTCAGCCGCGCGTTGATCTTGTCGGTGATCTTACCCCAAGACGTCTTCGCGTCCGCCGCTCGCGAGGTGGTCCCCAAGGGGTGCTGGGACATCAGCGCAGGCTCATTCGCCTGCAGTGCCAGCAGCTCCTTGCGGACCTGTTCCACAGAGGTGTTGGCACGCACGTAGGCTCCAACGCGATCCGGTGCGCGCGCGAGCGTGCAAAGATCGGTGATGGAGGCGACATACGCCTGATGCTCTGCGATGCCCTGCGCCTTGGCCTGCTTGAGGTCCACCACCTCTGCCGTGGTCGGCGCATTGGCCGGGTCCTTCGCTGGCTTCGGGTTGGGTGTCCCCGGTGTCGGTGCAGGATCAGGCTCGCCGGGACGGGTCTCGGGTGAAGGGGTCGGAGCCGGGTCAACAACCGGTTGCTTCCCCGGCTCCTCAGGTTCCGGTGCAGAAGGAGGCGGGTCGCCCTGCTCGGTCCCTGTTGCTGCGCGCAGGCGATCCGCCGCTGCCTTTGGAAGGAGCTGCATTGAAAACCGCGCGGCCATCTTGACGGGTGCGGTGACCTCGTCGGTGAAGCCAAGCTCCTTGGCTTCTGTCGCGTCCATCAGCCGGTCCTCCTTCATGAGGGAGGCGACCTTGGACTTGGTCTGGCCTGAACGCGCGGAGTAGGTCGCGGTCATGCTCTTGTCGATGCGCTGCAGGTCGGCTGCAATCGCCATCATGTCCTCGGCGTTCCCCATGGAGAAGCCGGATGCGTTGTGGACCAGCATGAAGGCGTTCGACGGCATCACGATCTTGTCCGCCGCCATTGCGATGAGCGAAGCCGCCGACGCTGCAATCCCGTCCACGTGAGCTGTCACGCGCGCCTTGTGGTTCTTGATCGCGTTGTAGATGGCCACGCCATCGAACACGTCACCACCGGGGCTGTTGATGCGCAGCTTGATTTCACCCACCTCGCCCAGATCGGCCAGCGCGCTGATGAATGACGCCGCTGAGACTGCGTTGTCGTCCCACATCGACTTGCCGATGGCGTCGTAGATCATGATTTCCGCGAATGGGTTCTTCTTCTTGTCGTCTTCTTCTTCGTCGTCCTCGACCACTTTCATGGTGAACCAATTACGCATTGTTCCGCTCCTTTAAGCTGCCTTCTCGTCGTCCGCCTTCTCGGCGTCCTCGGCGTCTTCTGCGTCCTGAAGTTCTTGCTCGATGTCCTCAGGATCACGCTTCTCGTCTGACTTGCCGAACCCGCCGCCGCCGAACGGCGATGCTGGCTTGGCGCTGAAGTCCAGCCCCAGCCGCTTCTCGCGCTCCTTGTCCGCAGCAATCCGCATGTCGTTGGCCTCGGGGTCCATGCCCTCGGCTTCGATGACGTCGCTGCGTGACTTGAAGCCGCTTTCGACTGCCAGCTTTTCGGCCTGACGATCCTTGAGTGGATCGACCCAGTCGTTGCGCTGCGGTATCCACTTGGCGCGCTGGTAGTCCACCTTGCGCTCCAGATACTCGCTCTCGCTGATCGGCAGTGCCTCTGCCAGAACAGCCGCGTCGAGCCAGCGCTTCCAGATTGGCATGCACATCTGAAACACGAAGATGTTGTGCTGCATCTGCTCCAGCTTGCGCCTGTACTCCACGATGGAGCCGCGCAGCGATGAGTAGTTCGCGCGCCGCAAGTCTGAGGTTGCGAGCGAATACGGGATGCCAAGCGCAGCGAAGAGGGCAAGTTGCTGCCTGTACTGGTATGCCTCGTATGAGCCGCCGACATCAGCTGGCTCCGCGAACTTGATGTCCTCGCCGGGGAGCAGTGTCTGCATCGTGCCGGGTTCAAGACCGGACAGGCCGATGTTTTCCTGCGGTGCGCTGCCGTCGATGCCGTCAATCGGGATGACGTCCTCTGGCGTTGCCGTGGTGATGAAGCCCGCGAACATCGCTGCGATGCGTTTGCGCTCCAGCTCGGCATCGTCGTACTGGTCGAGAAAGAACATGCGCGTGAGCGCGGGCGTGATGAGCGGGACGCCGCGCATCTGGCCGGGACGGGTGCATTTGAAGACGTGCAGCACCTCCTCAGCGGGGACGCGGACCGTGTCCATGCCCATTGGCACCGTCTCGACTGCCGCGTCGCCGGGATGCACTGGATAGAAATAGTAGGCGGTGCGCTTGCCAAGGTGGTCAAGCTCGATCCCGTTCATGATGTAGTTGCCGTTCTTGGCAAGCTCGTTCTTGCCATACGGGCACATGTCGCTCTCAAGCAACTGCAACTGCAGTGGCACCAGCAAGTCGTCCTCGACCTTGCGTGGCCTGAACCTGATGAAGCATTCCCCCGCCTCGAATAGAGCGCGGGCCACCACAGTCTGCATGCCGTAGAAGTCTGCGATGCCGTCTGCGTCGCACTGGTCGGTCCAGTCCAGCCACAGCTGCATGATGACTTCGCGCAGCGCCGGATTGTTGATGTCCGGTGTCGGTGCGATGGGCGGGTCTTCAGGTGGGTTGTTGTGGCCGATCCCCGGCTCTGGTGCCTCGTCCTGCTCTGGGTCTGCCTTGGGGACCTTGGGCGGCGGAAACTTGCCCTTGGGCGGGAACGGCGGCTTGGCCTTCTTGGGCGGGAACGGTGGCTTGCCCTCGCCCTCTTCAGGCTTGGGCGCGAACGGGTTGTCGGCTTCCTCCTGCTCGACTGGCTGGATCGGCGCGTCCCGGTACATGGACGATGGCTTGATGCCGGTGCCGATGAGGTTGGCGACGAAGCTGTCGCACGCCGCCGTGGCGTGGGGGTTGTTGCGCAGCGCGTCGCGCGCGCGTGAGCGCAGCAGCTCGCCACTCGATGCGATGATAACGTTGACGGTGGCCTTGGTTGGTTGCCACGACTTGAGACGGCGGCGCTGCCTGCCCGCGTCGAACTCGGCTCGGATGTTCTTTGACCCGCCGAACAGCTTGCCGAAAATCCCCATGCTAGAGACCCTTGTCCCACTGCGTGGTCATTCTGATCTGCCTGATCCGTCCGCCCGTGCCCAGCTCCTCCTCCAGCTCCTCTTCAAGGTCTGCGAGGATTTGGCGAAGCTCGGTGAGCGACCTGAAGTCGGTCCGCTTGTCGCCGTAGCCTGCCGCCTCGACACCTGAGGTGATGACGGTCTTGACGTTGGCGATGTCGCCCAGAATTTCCTCCGGCAAGCGCTTGCCCCTGCGCGGAGCCACGACCGCTGCCCTTGCCCTGACTTGCGCGACGGTCGGCGCGACGGCACCAGTCGGCTGGCCAAGCACCGTCTTGATTGTGGCCTGCTCGGGCGTCACGTGGACAGTGGTCTGGTCCGTGCTGGTGTGCGGAGATGGTGTCGGCGGCGCGTGCGGTGCTTGCGGTTCAAAGGCGAGCTTTTCCAGCTGCAGCCTCAGTCTCGCGTTCTCTGCCAGCAGTTCTGCGTGGGTCAGCTCGTCGGAAGCCATGCTGGAGCCGAATTATGCTCCAAGGTAATTGGACCTGATGATGCGTCTCGTCTTCCTCGCGCGCATCACCAATGGTGGTGGTGCGGGCGGCGCGTCAGGGGGTGGGATTACCTCGGAAGGGGTTGGCGGCTTCCTGCCGACATCCTCTGTACCGCTGACTTTCGATTTTGACAAGGGAATGCGCTGCACATTCAAGAGGTAACCAGCCGCAGCTTGCATCGCCTCGCAGTCGAAGAAGTGGTTGTCGCGCGAGCGCTGGACCCACTCGACCTTGCCTGTCGGCTGCTTGAGCCGTGCCTCTGAGACCAGCTGATGGCAGTAGTCGTCGTCAACACCCTTGAACACGTGCCAGCCGCCGATCTGATCGTCTGGCCAGCGCAGCCGCTCATGAACCCAGCTTTTCCAGTGATCCGTGTCGAGCCGAACGAGGTCCAGTCCATACTTTGCGGCCTTGCCGTCCTTGCGGCTGACTTCGATCTTGGAGAACACCAGCGGGGTCCGCATCGCGCTGGATGACCCCTTGGTCGGCCTGACCCTGCGCATGAAGCGGCGGCAGAACTCGTAGATGCGGTTGATCGGCAGCGTGTCTGTCTTGCCCGGTCGGAAGCCGCTGTCGATGAATGCGAGCTTGATGGGGACGCCCTCGATGGGCTGGGATACCAGATCGCCCAGTGCGTGCCAGATTTCCTCCTCTGAGGTGTCGCCCCTGAGGTAGCCGTAGTTGACCAGCCACGATGACGCGCGCGCGCCCCAGCCCCTGATGACCCATGGGATGGAGTGCCGCTGCACGTCGCATGCGAGCGTCAGATAGAGCACGTCCTCTGGCACCTCGCCCCTGCTGTAGGTTGCCTGCCGGGATTTCTCCTTGATTTCCATCCACTCGGGGACTTCGCCGCCGCCTTGGCTGTACAGCTCACCGAAGCCTGCGTTGACGGCCTGCTGCACCATGGCGTCGTCGCCAGACTGCTGCGCCTCGACCAGCACCGCGACCCGTTCACCAAATGTTACAAACGGCGATGCCAGCCCTGAGCACCAGAATGACATTGATTTTGCTTCAGGAAATTCTCCGTGGAGCACGCCCTCCTTGTCGATGGTCTGCCCCGGCGCGACGTACCTGCCGCGCGCATTCATGTCTGCCTTGTGGCTGTCCACGATGACGCCGCCGCAGGATGGACACTCGATGAAGGTCTCTCGCGCCGCCTCCAGCGGGGATGCCTTCAGTGGGAACCGGAGCAGGTTGAACCGTGGCACGAAGTATTCGCTGCAGTGCGGGCACGGCCATGTCCAGTGGTGCCGCGTGCCTTGCTGCCACAGCTGCCAGATCGGACTTTCGATGTCCTCGGCCACTGCTGGCTCCCAAAAGAACAGCTTGCTCGCTGGGTCCTGAATTGCGCCGACCCTACCGCGCTTTGGCGTGCTCGTGACGACGCAGACGAAGTCCGCATAGGTGTCGCCGCGTCTTTCGACTAGACCAAGCGGTCCGCCCTGATTGTTCACGTTGTCCCGCATCTCGTCGTACTCATCGACCAGTGCGAGCACTGCCGGGTCCGACTTGAGTGCGGTGGATGATCCTGAGTGCGCGAGACGGAACGGGACGCCTGCGACCACCTTGCGGGTCTTGGTCATGCGCTTGCCGCGCGCGACCTTGGCCATGAGGCTCGGTGCCTCGTCCAGCAGCGCCATCACGCGAGGTTCAAACTGCTCGGTGAGGAACTGCTTGTTGGGTCCAACGTACAGGATCGGTCCCGGTCGCTGATCGAGCCGCTGACCTGCGACGTCGAGCATGAGTTCCGATTTGCCTGACTGCGCGCCGAACACCATGACGACGCGCTTGTACAGACCTGATGCGATGACGCGCTCTGGCTCGATGACGTATGGCGTCAGGAGAGGATCACGTGGTCCCGGCACCGCTGCCGTTGATGGGTATGTTCGGTTGGTCGCCGCCCAGATGTCTGGCTCCGTTGGCTCTGACGGCATCATCAGCGCCGCCATTCGTCTCCAGCCGTATGGCCTGTGCCATTGCGTGTTCTGCGATCCGCCTGAGCCTTGCATTCACTTCCCTCTCGATGATCCGGCGCATGGTGAGGTCGCGCGTGCTTGCCGCCGCCAATCCCGCGAACTCACTCCTGACCACGCCCGCCATGTTGTCGATCATTTCCTCGTAGACTTCCAATGGAATGAGCCGCCCCAGCCGCTGCTTGGTGCGCGTCTCGATGTCCTGCGCCTTAGCATCCTTGATGCGTGCGTCCGCCGCTGATCTTGTCGAGCGCCGGTCTTCGTCACGCAGGTACTTCACGAAGCCGCTGCATGCCTCGATGAGATTGTATTTGCCCCTGCCCCTGTTGATCAGCACCTTGTACCAGCCGTCCTGCGAGAGCTGCTTGACCCGCGCAGCGCTGACGCCCCAGCACTCTGCGAGCATGTTTGTCTCGACTTCGTACTGGTGCTCGCGCGCGTGCTTGACGAAGCCTTGGATCAGGTCCTTCAGCCAATAGCGTCCCGGTGCGATGGGGGTGAACGCGCCGTCCCGCTCCAGCGCCTTGAGGTCCGATGGCTTGTCCAGCAGGAGCAGGAGCATGGCCTGCTCGGTCGTCACTGTGCCTGCCTCGGGTTCTCCAGCCATGGTGTCGCCTTCCCTGTTGGTGGCGCGCGCCAGCCGGTCCGCTCGACCAGCCGCCGCCGCAGGATGCTGTTGGAACAAATGAAATACGCCTGTTGGCAGAACAAATGAAGCCCAAGGTTCCTGTCGGACCAGCTCCCAGCTGGGTCTTGGAACTTTTTGCCGGGACCGGGACCGGGAAAGCTGACCTTTTCGACCATTGGCCCCGCCGCTGACCTCCGGTGAGTTTTCAGGTGGGTCGTGGGGTCTGGAGCCACGACCATAGCCCGAGGGTGCCGGGATGCAGCCCAGTGGGAAATGGACTTTTCAAATGCGGAACAAATGAAGTCCGTCCTGCAGCCAGCGATGGCCCCTCCTGCAATGCAGAAAAAAGCGAAGGCTGACTTCCCTTTTCCGAAAGCCGATGGCATGTCGTGGGGGTCGCGGCGGACACCGCGACGCGGACCGGAAACCCGGTTCCGCCACTCTCCAATCGGAGGCTAAAATGCACGCTTCTCTTACTGCTTTCACGTTCGGCGCGGAGTTTGAAGTTCTTGTCCCGCCGCAGTTCACTCGCCATACGGCTGCTCGTGAGTTGAGCCGTCGCGCTGGTCTGCCGGTCCACTCGGACATGGGTGGTTGCCCCGCAGGCTCTTGGAAGGTCGTCTCGGACATGAGCGTCCGTGGTTCGGGCTTCAATGGCCTTGAGTTCGTTTCCCCGATCTTGAAGGGCGACGATGGCCTTGAGCAGGTTCGCAAGATTGCGGATGCGCTCTTGGCGATGGGATGCACGGTCAACCAGACCTGCGGCCTGCATGTTCACGTGGGTGGTCACGGTGGCCAGCTCAGCTTCTACAAAAATCTTGTAAAGCTGTATGGCCGCTTTGAGGACGTGATCGACACGTTCATGCCGCGCTCGCGCCGTGGCAACGTCGCGACCTACTGCCGCTCCGTCAAGCTGGGTGCTGCCCAGATTGATAACTGCACCAGCGCGCAGGACATTGCGAACGTGCTGACCCGCGCTTCCCGTGCGGACGCTGCCAAGTACCACAAAGTGAACTTGGTGCCGATGGGCAAGCCGACCGTTGAGTTCCGGCACCATGCCGGGACGGTGGACAGCCGAAAGGCAATCAACTGGATCATCAAGTGCCTCCGCATGGTTCTGGCGGCGCGTGAAGGTCGGGTTGGTGAAGGCGCTCTAATGGCTCTTGAAGTTGCGATGCTCGCGCTGAAGACCCGCGCGGTTGTCGAAATGTGCAGCCAGCCGAATGGTGCGACCATCCGCGAGATTTGCGAGCGGTTCGGTTTCTCCACCGTGAGCGTCAAGCGCCATGCTCGCTTGGCTGGCGTCGCCTTCTCCCAGCGTGGTGAGCGCTTTTTCATCACCCCGATGGTCCCGGTCGCGGGTGGCACTGCTGCCCCGGTGACCGTGCAGGGTCTCTCCCAGCTGCTGGGTGAGACCACTGAGGAGACGGAGTTCTTCGTCAGCCGCGTGCATGCACTGGCCGACGCGGAGCTGGCCAATGCGGGGATGACCCGCTGATCTGCAACTGCACCCCGCGCGAATGCGGGGTGCCACTTTTTTCGATGGAGCAAACGATGACCCTGTATTTCGCATATGGATCGAACCTGAACCTTCAACAGATGCAGCGCCGCTGCCCTGACGCGACGCCGATGGACAAGCTGTACCTGCAGAAATGGAAGCTCGTCTTTCGCGGCGTGGCTGATGTCGTCCCCTCGGATGACCACTGCGTTCCCGGTGGACTGTGGAAGCTAACGAAGCGATGCGAGGCCGCTCTCGACCGCTATGAGGGCTGGCACCCCGACCAGAATGGCATGTACCGAAAGGTGACTGTCGCGGTGGATGGCCTGCCAGACGGCGAGACGCACGTGATGATGTACGTGATGAACTCGACCGGCATCTGCCCGCCTGCGGTGAGCTACTTCGACGGCATTCGAGCTGGCTACAAAGATTTCGGCTTGAAGGTCGCGGCGCTCACCTTGGCGCTGAAGCACTCGCACGATGAGAAGCGACTGTCGCACGTCGAACGAAAGCGATTGAGGCGCAACGGCAGACCAGCGCTGAAGGGTGACCCGCGCACGAAGGTGCAGACCGGTCCAGTCCGCGAATGGCCTGATGACGCGCACAAGGTCCGCCGCGACCGTGAGGCCAGCCGGTGGACTGAAATCCGCGAGCGAGCGCAAGAGGCTGATCGCGCGAGCGCTGCCCTCAAAGCGAAGCCGTCCCGTGAGTGGGTGGACCGGACAGCGAAGCGAAGCCGGATGAACACCCTGTCGGAGTGGCTGGAGGACCAGAAGGCGTCTGGCAACCGGTTCTGAGCAGGGTGGGCGCACAGTGCGCCCGCCACTGCTGGGGCCATAGACCTACCCTGACCTCCAATCCGTGCAGCCAGCGTGTCCCCCAGTGAGTGGGGGACTTGCTGCCGTAAATGCTGGGCTTCCCGCTATGCGCGAATGCTCGACCAGCCCTGTCCAGATAAAAGCGAAGGTTGGCTTCTCAAATGCAGGCAGGGTTGCTTGATGGAGGGGGCGGGCAGGACCCGCAGCAAACCGGAGTTTTCAAAAATGCCCCGCGCTCTCTCAGGCTTCACGGTTTTCCAGCCGGTCCCCGGCTCGAATTTCCCTCGCCCGCTTTTCGTCATCCGCGCGCGCAGCAAAGCGCAAGCGGAACGCCACGCGCGCGCGCTCGTCCCCGGCGAGGTTCTCGTTTTCGGTCCGGTCAATCCGCGCGGACCACTCGCCCGCGACATCGCGCGCGACCCTAACGCCATCATCGCGGCTTAACCCCACGCGGGGAGGGCGGACACCCTCCCCCAAATTTGCAGGAGACTAAAATGCACTCGTTCAAAAAAGTCGGCACCGATTGGTGCGTCTACTCTCTGACTGGCCAGACCGGCCAGACTGTCACCGTGACGAAGCGCAACGGCCAGACCAGCCAAGTGGTGCTGGGCGCGCAGGTGGCCCCGCTGACCTTTGCGATTGGCCGTGCGCCAGCCGCAGCTCCGCGTGCCGCTGAAGTGGTTGGTGACCTCTCGCGCATCGTTGCGATGTTCGGTCGCGCCGCTCGCCAGCTGCGCTTCCCCGCGATTGTGCTTGATGGGTTCCGCGTCTCGATTGCCGGTGGTCGCGCCGCTCAGCCGGGTTCGCTGACCGTGACTGGCGTGGACGCGGTGTTCAACTCCTACCGTGGTCGGACTGAGCGCCCGTGGTTCGGTCGCGTCTCGACTGCCGGTGAGTTCCAGCCGGGACGCAATGCGCCCGATGGTCTGGGTGAGAAGCTGCGCCGCTTTGCAGCTGATCCCGCAGGTGAGGCTGCTGCGCATGGTCGCCTGACCGGGCGTTGCTGCTTCTGCAATCACCGCCTCGGTGAGGGTGATGACCGCCGTTCGGTGGACATTGGCTACGGTCCAGATTGCGCGGACCGGTACGGTCTGCCGTGGGGCACTCGCGCCGCACGTGAGGCTGTCGCCGCGCAGGATGACACCGCCAATCTCGCTGACGATGAGATGGGCATCAACCGCCCGCAGATGCTGGCCGCGCCGAATGGCAACACCCCGGTGGTGGCGTGATGCGCGACCACCGCCACACCTTCTCCCGCGATGGCGCTGGTCTGCAGCGCCTTCGCAACTCGCCAAATGCCCTGCTGCTGCGGCTGGAGACAGTCCGTCAGCAGGAGCAGGCCCTGATCGCCGCGCGCAAGCGCATTGATGCCCAACGAGCTGCCCTCGCGCGCGTGAAGCGCCAACTGGATGGAGAGTGAAATGCCGAGCTATATCCTCAAAGCAACCGGTGCGATCCGGTACAACCGCCGCAATGTTGGCCGCGTCGTGCGCGCGACCAGCGGTCTGTGGGTGGCTGAGATTGGTCGGCACCGCGTCGTGAATGCCGACAAGTCCACGGCGTTCCGTGAGGTGGTCGCGCTCGCCGCTGGCTTCTCTAGCTCCGCAGCGATGCGCGCCCATAACGCGGGCATCCGCCGCCAGAACGCCGCCAACCGCGCCGCCGTGCGCTCCGCGTGGCGCAACCAGCCGCCCGCGCGCGTGAGCCGCCCGACACCTGAAATGATCGAGGGCATTCAGCAAGGTGCCATCGCAGTGGGTGAGACCCCGCTGACCGTCGAACAAATCCTTGCCTCATGGAGAGCGTGATGACTGACCGATTTGCGACCCTGACGAAGGCTTGCGGTGGTGCCTTGACCATCGAGACGCTGACTGAGTTCCAGAAAGCGATGCGTGAGTACGAAGTGTTCATGAGCGGGATGCGGGAGCTGCTGGCTCCGGTCCGCGATACCAGAAAGGACGATGAGCGATGAAAGTGTTCGTGTACGGCACCCTGAAGCGTGGGTGCAGCAACAATTACCACCTGCGCAATGCGGTGTTCCTTGGCGAGGCGACCACGGTGGAGCCGTTCGCCATGGTGAATGTCGGCTTCCCCTTCATGATCCGCCAGACTGAGGGCGCGCATCCGGTCAAGGGTGAGCTGTACGACATTGGCGATGACAAGCAGACGCTCTCTGACCTCGACCGACTTGAGGGCGAGGGCAGGATGTACGACCGCGTCACCGGGTACGTCTGGTGCGGTGGCGACCACGTCTACGCCAGCTTCTACGTGAGGTGCGAGGGCAGGCCGGTCCACGGCGCGCTGATGACGCCCGGTCGGTTTGACCAGCTGGAATGGCTCCCGCACCGCGCTGAGTGGATCGACGATTACGAGGCTGATGCCGAGGACCGCTGACTGTCGATTTCTCAAAGATAAGGTAGACTTCTCTAAGCCGATTGCTATGTTTTCCCTACCGGTCACGGTGACCACCGGTCCAAGCGTCACCAGTCTTGAATGAGGTTAGTCATGAAGTTCGTTACTCTGAACATGGTCGAACGAGGCGCGTTTGACGAGGACACCGGCACCTATGGTGAGGGGTCCAAGCCGACCATCGTCAACGCCAGCTGCATCCGCTGCTTCTACAGCCGCAAGGATGGCAAGCCGGGGACGCGCATCACCTTCAACGATGGCGGCGGGTTCGCCGTCACTGAGCTGGTCGATGCGGTCGCTCTGGCCGTCGCGGGCGGTGAGGTCGCCGCACAGCTGACCGTCGCTCACGAAGCGGCTGTCGCCTAATCCAACGCAACCCGTGGGGCAGGTCATCCGGCCTGCCCCCGCTCGCATGAGGTGCTTGTCATGGAAATCAAGGAAGCCGTTCTGATCGTGCTTGAGTTGGCCCGCCAGAACGCACTGAACGAAGTTGACGCCGCCGCCGATGACCTCACTGAGGAACAAGAGCGGCAGCAACACGCGCTTGCAATGGTGCAGCGCTGGACAGATGGAGAGTGAAGTGCCTGCCAAGAAGCGAACGTCGCACGAGCAGAAATTGCGTGACCGCGAGATTGAACTCGCGTTCCGCGCTGCCTGCAGCGGCATCCCGATCAAGCTGATGGACGTCCCCAAGGTGTATGCCGAAGGTCGTCGCCTCATGGCTGCGGGCGTCAGCGACCAGCCGAACCTTCGCGCCGGTCTGCTGGTGTTCGTCCAGTCCATGGTCGTTGAGTATGCGTAGGATCGAGATGACTGGACGCCGGTTCGGCAGACTGGTTGTTCTATCCAAAGCGAAGCCCACGATCCGCAGCAACGGGCAACCGCTGCTGCGGTATCGCGCGCTCTGCGACTGCGGTCGCAAGACCACCGTGCAGGGCAACAATCTGCGGAACGGCAACACGCGCAGCTGCGGCTGCATCGAAGACAAACCACCGGGGCAATTCCGCCTCAGAAGCAGGAGCAAAGCAAATGATGCCTGAGACCCACCACAAGCTGCCAGCGATGGCATGCTTGTCGGCCATGCAGAAGGCAGTACGACGAGGCATGGAGCGGGAGGCAATGGAGTTCGCGGTTGAGCTGATCCACACGTCGAAGGCATACCACTCGATGGTCTGCAAGCGGCTGGAGATTATCTCGCATGAGGACATTGATACGGGTGCGAACCCGACCATCGTGCCGTTCGTCGCCACTGCTGTTGCGCAAGCAATGAAGTGGTACGACCCGGCAAAGCTCGGCGCGTCGCGCATGTGCATTGGCAACGCCATTCGCCTGATGTGCCGCGCCGTGAAGTCGCGCGAGGGCGATCACTTCGCCATCGCTGTCGGTCAAGGCAACCTGATCGGCAACAAAGTGCCTGTCATCCCCGATTGGGCGAAGGACGGGCACACCTATGAGGGCAAGAAGATGGGGCGGGGTCTCGCTTACTTTCGCGAGCACAGCGCTCAGCTTGTCCCCGAACCTGAGAAGGACCAGTACGAAGACGAAGCGTACCGGATGCTAGAGCTGAAGCTGAAGAAGACCAAGTCCAAGCCTGCAGTGGGCGAGGACCTGTTCTCTGACGAGTGATTTCGACGGGCGTGGCCATGGTGGTCACGCCCGAACCACATGGGAGCAAGCCATGAAGCTGACTGACCACGATGCCTATGGGCATCCTGCCTACGAGAGCGGCGTCGCCAATGCGGTGCGTCGCGCGCGTGACAACCCCGGTGACTGCTTCTCCGTCTACTATGACGGTGATGCGATCTTCGTCCGCGCCTCTGAGGCTGCGCCGCCGCCGAACAGCAAGTGCATCTGCATCGCACAGCGCTGGAACGACAAGACGGTGCAGCTGCGGTTCGATGGGGCGCGATCCGAATGGAGATGAACCCGCGTCACCGCTACATCTTCGACCTGAAGTGCCCGCACTGCGGTCGGCAGCACATGCAATGGGTGGGCAGGGACGTGGACCGTGAGCCGCGCATCTACTGCCTGCAGTGCCTGAAGGCTGGCCGCGAGAAAATAGAGTTTGAAATCGTCCGCGTGACCGTGGACATCAATGGAGCTGACCGATGAGAACGATCTTTGTTGCACTGCTCGTCCTGCTACCGCACGACCTGCATGCCCAGTCCAGAGTAGTGTACGGAACGGATGGCCGCGCGCAGAGCACCATCCATGATAACCAGCGCGGTGAGATAACCCAGTACGATGCCAAGACTGGGCGTGTCGAAGCCAGAGCCACCCGGCACTCGGATGGGTCTGTCACCGTCTACGGCGAGGACGGCAGGGTGAAGGAGCGAATTTCACCGGCTGATCCCCGCAGCCGCCGCCCTTGAGCTGCAGAACCAGTCCCACGTCTGCTTCAGTCCGTCAGCCAGCCCGGTTGATGGGCTGAAGCCGAACTCCTCCACCGCACCGCTGATGTCGATCTTCTCTGGCACTGCCTCGCCGCCTCGCGCGCGCATGGGGATCACGTCCAGCTGGAAGCCGCTGACCTTGACCAGCGTCTCGATCACCTTGTCGAGCCGAACCAGCTTGCCGCTGGCGAGGTTGAACTGACCCTCCGCTCCGGTGTCCACCGCCTTGATGATCCCCCTGCACAGGTCCTCCACGTAGACGAAGTCCCGCCGCTGCGAGCCGTCCCCATAGAGCTGGAATGGAATGCCATCCAGCAAGCTCCTACAGAGCGCAGGGATGGCCGTCTGCTTCTGGCCGCTCCACGGTCCATAGACATTCCCGAACCGCAGCACGGTGGTCCGCAGCTGGTAGGAGTAGGCATAGGCCGAACAGTACGCCTCACCCGCCAGCTTGGACGCCGCATAGGGTGATCGTGGAGCACCGGACAGCGCGCCTGCCGTGCTGGCCATGAACAGCGCCACATTGTTCTGGCGGCAGCACTCCAGCAGCCGCTGGATGTTGGTCACGTTATCAAGGCTGACCTCGGGCTTCTGGATGGACTGCTCGACGCCCGTCTCGGCAGCGAGGTGGACCACTGCACTGCAGCCCGCCATCCTCGCCTCGATGCCGTAGCGCGATCCAAGGTCCTGACCTGTCTGGAGGTCGAACGGGACACCGCGATGCCCCAGCAGCTTCATGAGGTTGGTGCCGATGAACCCTGACGACCCGGTCACCAGCACTTTCATGCTGCACGTCCCCAGTTGGCCGTGGCCTTGATCTTGGCCTTGTCCGCGCGCGACCTGAACCGCGCCGCGATGTTGAACTCCTCGACCATGAGGTCGTCGGTCAGCAGCGTGGGGTGAAGCCCCAGCTCGCGCAGCTGCCTGTTCTCGACAATGAGGCCGTTCTCCGCAGCCTCCCGCCGTGGGTTGTCAACGAGGTTGACCTCTGCCCCGGTGAGCGTGCTGATCTTGGCGGCGAGGTCGATCACCCGGTGCGTCTCGGTCATCTGGTTCATGATCCTGACCCGCTCGCCCGCCTTGGGTGGGTTCGCCAGCGCCAGCTCCAGACAGGCGATGCTGTCGTTGATGTTGATGAAGGCGCGTGTCTGGCCCCCGGTGCCGTGGACCGTCAGCGGATAGCCGATTGCCGCCTGCATCAGGAACCGGTTGAGCACCGTGCCGAAGTCGCCATCGTAGTCGAACCGGTTGATGAGCGTGTCGTCCTGCCGGGTCTCCGGTGTCTGCGTGCCCCAGACGATACCTTGGTGTAGGTCCGTTATACGAATGCCGTGGTTCCGCGCGAAGAACGCGAACAGCGTCTGATCGACCACCTTGGTGGCGTGATAGAGCGACCCCGGCGAGGTTGGGTGCAGGATCGACTGGCTGACCCCGTCAACCGTCACGTCGATGTAGCCCTCTGGGATGGTCGCTCCCGGCACCGCGCCGTAGCCGTACACGCCCATGGTGCCGATGTGGATGATATGCGGCGGCTCCTCCAGCTCGACTGCCGTGGACAGCAGTGCCGTGGTCGCCAGCACGTTGTTGGTGACCGTTTCCATCTTGGTGTCGAGGCTGCGCATCGAATACGGCGCTGATGGCTGCACCGCAAGGTGGATGACTGCCTCGGGGCAGAAGTCCTCCATCGTGACCTGCATCCGCTCATGGTCGTCCACATCGTGCGTGTAGCATTCGATCTGGTCGTAAGGCGTCCGCTCATGCCAGCGCAGCAGCCTGTCGGCCAGCGGCGCGATGGGCGTGAGCGACCGCGCCAGCCGCCGCCGCAAGCCGTTGTCCACGATCATCACCTGATGACCCTTGCTCGACAGCCGCAATGTCAATGGCCAGCCGATGAAGCCGTCCCCACCCGTGATTAAAATTCTCATCGCTGCGCAACCTTGTTCGTCCTCGTCACGGCAATTCGTAACGGAGCCACCTGCCTTTTCTTCGCATAGCCCGGTGCCTTGAGCGACAGTGAGTTGCCCCACTTCTCGACTAATCCCCTGCTTGCTGACGTGAATTGCTCGGGCGTCACCACGCCGACATTCCCGCCGCGACCTGCGAACGCATCCCCGGTGTCGAAGTAATACCTGATGTCCGCCAGCAGGCACCTGTCCTTGAGCAACGTCTGCAGCGCCCAGTCGATGTCGGCCCTGCCGGTGAAGCGCGTCTCGTACTTGCGATGCCGCGCCGCACCCATAATCCCCAGTGCGGTGCAAACCGCCTGCGTGGGGACGAACGGCCTGACGTCTGGATGGATGACGGTCGTGTTCGGCGTCCGCGACCAGCAGAACGTGGTCAGGTCCAAGTCCTTGCAAGCCTGCGCGCCGTTCTCGATGATGGCCAGTATCTCCTCGCTGTTGGTGATGAAGCGCTTCGATCCGGTGGTGACCTGAACCCCGGCGAAGTCGTCGTCCACCTCAACGAGGATGTCGTTGGGCACGTTGTCCTGCATCCAGTTCATCACTGCTGGCAGTCCCTCCATGGGAGGGTGCGTGAGCAGGTTCGGAGCCGGGACCACTGCCGCGTAGTCGTCGTGCTCGCGCTCGTCTATGCAGATGATCGCGGTCGGCAGCAGCAGCCTGATCGTGCCCATGTTATGCGCGCGCCGCCGCGACGGAACGATGATCTGGTAGTCGAGCTTCATGGCTTGTCCCTCAGGATGATCGAGGCGCGCCTGATCTTCTCGCCCTCGCGCTTCTCTGCCCGCGCCATGACGATGCCCCAGACCACCCGCCGAACATGCCAGCGCCCGTTGCCTTGCTTGCTGCAGAGCGCCCACGCCCCATGATTTGCCGCGCGCTTCCAGCCCACTGGCTGCATGATGCGGTCCAGCTCGTTCACCTGAACAGCCCGCGCGTATGCTCCCGCGTCCACGGCAGTATCTCGTTCTGCTTGGCGAAGAAGTGCTCGCCGTATTTCGAGTGGTTGATGCGCCAGCGCTTCTCTGGCTCGGCGTCCAAGCTCCTGAAGACGTGCCAGCCGCCGATGCGGTTGAACTCCTTGTAGGTCGCAGGCCCGACCTCCTTCCTGATGACCTCGGCCTCCTGCTTGACGGTCTCCACCGCCGCCTCGACGGTCTCCACCGACTGCTCGACCGTTTCAATCTCCTGCTCGGCAGTCTCGACCGCTTGGTCGATCACCTCCATCGCCTGCTGAAGTGGACTGCGCCCCGCTGTCGCGAAGTTTAAGCGGCCTTCCCCTTCTTTGGCTTTGCCTTCACCTCCGCGACCGGCACGACCTCCAGCAGCTTGCTTGCCCTTATCGCCCGACATGTTCCCATCCTTCCATGACGTCTGGCCTGAGGCTCCAGCCCCAAGCGCTCGCACAACACGTTCCATTCCTGCGTGGTCGTGGCCAGCACCACAAGGTAGTCGTAGTGCTCGTGAGGCTGCAGAGCCATGCCCTCCACCTCCCGCAGCGTCTCTGGTTTATCCTTGATGTCCTCGATCAGCTCGACGTGCAGGTCAGCCAGCATCCCGTTCAACCCACGCAAGACCGGCTTGATATGGTCGAACTGAAGCGCCCGACAGTCGTCAAATCCGCAGCGCTGGCAGCGCCCGCCCATCACCGCGATAGCCGCGCGCCTCACCTTCGCACGGTATCGCGCGTGTTTACTCAATTCCGCCATGTCGCCTCCCTATGCTTCGGTAATTAAAGGGGAATTTGAATTTGGGCAAATATATTTATAGAAAGCCGTCACGCGGTCCCCGCATTTAGTCCCTGTCAGGTAGTACCTTGGTGCCCTGAGGCTGCTTGGTGCAATGATCATGATCGGACGCTGTCGTGCTTTGGCTGTTTGCATTGCGTTGGTCTGATTGGATGACCTTGGTTGTCGTGAGGCTGCTTGGTGCCTTGCATTTGGCTTGGTGCTTGGTTCTGTTCGTGGCCTTGGTCATGACCATGTTCGTGTTCGTGATCCTGAGAGTGACCATGCTCGTACCCGATGTCCTGAGGAGATGGATGATGGTGCGTGGTGGCTGGTGGTCTGTCTTGGCTTGGGCGAACGTCATCGTCGCAGTCGTTGGTCTGTTGGCCGTGGCCATGATCGTGGTCTGAGGCTGCTACGGTCCTCATCGAGCCGTCTTCATCGCCTTGGCGACAGCGAGTGGAATGGTTCTGCGCATCTCTCTGGCCATGGATACAGCGAAGTCCTCATAGAAGGGGACGCTCTTAGGGATGACTGTTGCCTTCTTCAGCGCATAGACCAGCGTGACCTTCCCCTTCTTATCTCTGGTGAACAGCATTCCGTTGCGCTTGAAGCTGTTCTTCAGGTTCTTTGGACGCAGGCGCTTTGGCACGCCTCTCGCGCCCTTTGGTATCTTGCTTGATGGCACTGCGAGGCTTCCACCGCCCAACGGGGTTCGCGTCCCGCCCGTGGCGTGCATGAGCAGGTTGCCTCTGTTCAGGCGGTCATAGATTTCCACTGACAGGCTGGTCTTTGACGCCTTGGCCTGTCTGGTCGTCAGCGAGGCTGCGATGAACGATGGATTGCGTGCGTCGATGGCTGTTGGCCACGTCACCTTGACGAGGAAGTCGCGCGTTATATCGACTGACCTGTTCATGGCCGTGGCGAGCGCGAAGGGCACTTGGTCGATCCTCGCGCCCAGTGCGGTGCTGTACTTGACCAAGTCCACAATATCGAACTCGACGCGCCCTAAGCTCATGATCGTGCTCCCTGAATTGGAAAGGGCGGCGACCGAAGCCACCGCCCTCCCGTGTTGCGTGGAGATGGAGCAAGCATCTGCACTACCGCAATCCTTCTATATCCCATGGTTCACGTCCGACCAACCGGCCTGCTTGCGCCTGAGCTGGTGCATGAGTTCTGTCCCTTCGTAGACGTCGATCTGGATCGCCTTTTTCTCTGACATGTCATCGACATAGGCCGTGATCTGGCCAATCTCGTAGGGCACGTCAGGCTCGTAGACCAGTGTCGCTGTCTTGAGCGTGAAGTTGTAGTCGATGGAGGTGAGGCCCTGATCCCTCACTGGCTCTCAGCCCACGTGTGCAGCAGCTTGGCGAAGTCTTCGCGCGTCTCCAGCCGGGAGAGCTTGATGTCTGCCAGCTGGTCGCCCAGCTTCAGCAGTTCGCCGTAGCTCATGGCGGTGATCGCCGCGCAGAGGATGTCGTGAGCTGTCTTGTCACCCTTGGCCATGTTGGCTCCCTTTCAGTTCAACGTCCTGAGTTTGCTCGTGTACTTGCCGCTGAGGTAGGTAAAGCGCATCTGCATCTCCTGTTCCAGCATGATATGGCGGAACGTCTGGCACCACCATGGCAGCTCTATCGGGGTCAGCACATGGGCCTTGGAGCGCTCGAAAGCGCCCAGCAGCACGTTGACGGCCTGCTCGATGTCCATGTCTGGCGTGAGGTCGCCGTCCGCGATCCACTCTGCCACCAGCTTCCGCAGATACGCCTTGTCGTCCATTGCCTCTGTCATTTCAGCACTCCACCCAGCTGGGGATCGACCTCGTACTTCTTGAGCTTGGTCAGCAGCGCCATCATCTGCTTGGTCTCGATCATGCCCTCGTTGTACTGAGCGCGCGTGATCTGGCCTTCGTGCAGGAAGCTGTCGGCGTAGGTCACGTCTGTCCTGATGAACAGGTCCAGCGCGTCGATCAGTCCGATCAGCGCCTCATGCCACTCTGGCGGTCCCTCAAAGCGGTCAACGATCATGGTCATCCCATCCTCCCTCCAAGCTAATCCTTATTTGCGTGCTGCTTGCAGGTCCAAGCACGATGTGCTGCCCCTGCATCTGGCCTGCCATCAGCGCTTTCACCTTGGCGTGATCCTCAGCCGACAACGCCAATAGGTCCGTGTCGTCACCAAAGCTGATAGTCCAGAAGTTCTGTTTGAAGGGCGGCTGGAGCGGCGTCACCAGTACGCTACTGAGCCTGCGCTTGAGTTTACCGTCGAGCTTGTGCTGTCCGTCATCAGTGCCCGCCACGCCTCACCCCCAGTCTCACGCAGCCCTGATCCTCAAGCTGGATGATGAGCTGGTCGCCGCGCTCTGCGATGCAATACCGGTCCATCCACTTCTCGATCTTCCTGCCGTTCTCCTCGGTGAAGGGGAGAATGCACGCCTTGCCAAGCGCGCTCTCTGGCATCTGGAGCTGAAACATCTTCTCGCCCCGCCTTGGCTTGTAGGCGTCCACGTCTGGGATGATCGGCACCCTGATGCTGGTGACAAACTCGACAGCCATGCTGGCGCTGTTCTTACCGTCCTCGATCTTCATCGCGTCCGCTCCTCGTACCTGCGTGCCGCCTCGTCCTCTGCGTGCGCCATGGCGAGCTGGCCCTTGGCCTTGCCTTTGGCGTAGGCGATCTGCCGTGACTTAATCCAGCTCAGCGTGCTTGGACGCGGGTAGATCGGCACTGCATGCTTCATGTCGTTACCCGGCCACAGCCCGATCCGCTCGCGATACTGGTTTGCTGCCCAGCCATCCTTGTAGCCCTTGCTCTGCGCGTACCATCGAAGCTCGGCATAGAACGCCGCCTTCTCCTCCTGCGTGGCTGGCACGTAGGTCGCGTCGCCTGCCTTGGGCTTTGGAGCGCGCTTCAGCTCGCGCAGCTCACCTTCGTCATGGTTGAGCTTGGACACCATCTCTGCCTTGAAGCCGCACTGAGGGCACACCGACACCTTGGGCGACCTGAGGTAGGCGCACTTGGGGCACTCCTTGGGGAGACGAATACCCGCTGTCCGGTTCTCATGCTGAGGGGCTTTCCCCTCCTTCAGCTTGGTGTAGCTCTGGTCGATGTCCGTGACGAAGCCCAGACGCTGGTGGTTGTCTGAGTGGTCGAGGATCAGACAGTGGTCCTTACCCGGTGCCGTGCGCAGTCCGCGTCCAACGATCTGGACGAACAGCATGTCTGACTTGGTTGGCCTGCACATCGAGATACAGCGCACATCCCAGTCGATGCCCGTGGTCAGCGTTCCCACGTTGCACACCACCTGCAGGTCGCCGTTGTGGAACGACCGCTTAAGCGCCTTGCGCTCGTCGTCCTTGGTGAAGGCGTCCTGATAGCCGCACTTCACGCCCGCTGCCTGAAACCTCTGCTGCAGGGTCTTGGCGTGGGCACGATCCACCGCGTAGCACAGGGTTGGCCTGTTCTCGCCCAGTCGCAACCACGTATCCACTGCATCTGCGACGAGAGCGCCCTGCTGCATCGCCTTGGACAGCTGGCCTTCGTGGTAATCGCCCGCGACCGTCTTCACCTCGCTGAGGTCTGGATGGCTTGGTGCGTACACCTTGAAGTCTGACAGCAAGCCCATCTCGATCAGGTTGGCCGTGGTGTTGGCAACGATATGGCACTGCTCGGTCTCTGCCCGTGGCAAGCCGAACGGTCCGCGATACCAGTCGCCCAGTCCGCTGGTCCATGGCGTGGCTGAAAGCCCGATCACCGGCACCTGCCAGCCCTTGTCCTGAGACAGCACCGTCTCGTAGAACGTGAACCACCTGTGGCACTCGTCTACGATGACAAGGTCCGCGTCTGGCATTGGTCGCTTCATCAGCGTCTGAATGCTCGCCACCTGAATGGGCTGCGACCAGTCGGTCATGTGGTGATAGGCTTGGATCACCCCCACCTCTGAGATGCCCTGCTTCCAGAACATCTCGATGGTCTGGTCGATCAGTGAGATGGCAGGCACCGTGAACAGCACCTTCTTCTGCTTCTCACGCGCGCCGTTGACGAGCGCGCCAGCGAGCACAGTCTTCCCGAACCCTGTTGGTGCCTGCATGCAGATGCGCTTGTGGCCCATCGCCACCTTGCTCCGCATATTCTCGACGGCTTCAGTCTGGTCGCTTCGCAGTTCTCGAATTTCCATCACGCTTGCTCCGTGTTAGGTAAGGTCGTCTTATCCTATTTCGCCATTGCTGTCAGCACATCATTCCAGTCCGTGCCCATGCTCGTGGGAATTTTCACCGTGACGGTCCGCGCCATCCCTGCCTTGGTTGCTTCGTGAACCAGCCGCTTGGCCAGTGCGTAGGCTGCTGTCTGGCCCACGTAGTTCTCGTCAGCGTCTCCGAATATCGTGATGTGGCGAGCTATGGAGGGTGGGGACCACTTCTGGAGCAATCCTTCTGAGGTGGTCGCCCAGACCGGCATGCTGTGCAGAGCCGACGCTGAGAGCGCTGTCTCGATCCCTTCCGCCACCCCCATGGTTTCTTGCTCTTGCCCCAGCCGTATCGCTCCTCCAGCTGGCAGCTCTCCCGGCATGAACATCCTGTTCGGCGTGACATTGGCCTTGCTCCCCACGTGGCTGAGGTAGGTCCGGTGGATTTGCTTGGCGTTCCCCTCTGCGTCCCTGAACTGCGCAATCAGACAGGGGTGCTTGGTCTTGGTTGGACTGTGCGTGAGCGCCGGGACCAGCCTGAGCGTGTTCCGGTATCCCTTGAGGTCGAGGACCAGTCCGCGCGCCTCAAAGTAGCGCTGGACGATGGTGTTGCCGCTCACCGGCTCACCAGCCTGCCAGAGCCTGTTGAGGACATCGGGTCCTGCGATCTGCTTTGGTGCCGGTGCCGGTGGCTTGTCGGGCAGGTTGCCTATGATCCGGTCCACCTGAGCCGCCGCTTCCTTGAAGTCCCAGCCAAGCACCCGCTTGATGAGCGTGAAGCCGCTCCCCGGTCCGCACTGGCTGCAGAAGAAATCCCCGTCCTGCCTGCCATTGTCGAACCTGAAGCGGTCCGTCCCGCCGCAGCAGGGGCATGCGTGGTGCTTGCCGTCGAGCAGCGCTGCTGAGAAGCCCAATGCGGGCAGTATCTCAGGCCACCTGCCGTGAGCAGCCTCCTTGGTTGGCGTTCTCATCTCAGTCCTCCCACGGTGGCTTGGTCAGGTCCTCAAGCACGTCCATTGCTATGTCCTTGCCCCTGTGGGTCTTTGGCGGCGGCGGTGCCAAGCGCGGATCGCGGGCAATATCGTAAGCCGTTGGCTTGTATGGCCTTTGGTCCGTCTTCTTTGCCCACCCCTGCTCTGCCTTGAACGCCCGCTTCTCCAGCTTATCGCGTGGTGCGTTGTAGACCTTGCGCCCGTTCGTCAGCACCTTGCCTTGGTCGTACTTCTCCTCGCGCTCCCTGAACTGCCTCGCCTTGTCCCACCGCATTTTCCCAGTCAATTTTCCCTCCTGAAATCAGAGCTTTGGTCATACGTCCTCCACTTTCTTCCCAAGAGATACCCAGCCAGAGGGTGCTCCTGCCCGTGTGGGAAGCCACCGAATGGGGTGGCCGGAATACTCGTCGCCCTTCAAATGGGCCATGGGGCGTCAAAGTGGACAAGACGCACGGCAAAGCAGCCGCATTACCACCCATGGATGGTCGGCGTCGGTCTGCTACGACAGGCTTCTGTGGGGCGGGACCTCCGAGCGCACACCACCGGCACTGACGTGGCATTCCTCAGGATCAGTCAGGCTGTATTTGGGACCGGGAACCACCGAGCAGACATCCCACAGCAACGGGTCTTGGCTGACTGAGCCGACCGTTGCCTTGCTGCATCAGGGGGTTGAGTGTATACGCAGGAGTGTTAGGTTGTGCGTAGACGCCGTGCCTTGGGCAACAAGGTATCGGATTTCGAGAAGGGCATTCGGCGGCAAACCGGATGCCCTTCGCACGTCAACTCTGCTCCGCGTCGCGCTGGTTTGTCCAGCGAGTTTTCAGAAAAAGTTTTCAGCGCTACCTGTAGTGCCCGCTGTCCACGCTATCCACAAGCTGTTGGTCAAGCTCTTTGAAAGAGCGGCGTGGTCTTCACTGCTTGGTCAGGTCGAAGCCAACTGATTTGATAATCCCAAAGCGCACATGCGTCTGCTTCGTCGCTGTTCGTAACCGGCCATCCCAGTTCTTTACAGCGCGTGATGGTGAGTGGCTTTGCAACCGCTGACTTCATGTTCCGACCAAGGAAGTGCGCCCTGACCTGTGCGACGCTTGCCTCGCGCAGCTCCACACGTTCGTAGGCCCATTCCTCCAGATGCTCTGCGAGACCGGTCAGCACTTTGATGGTGTCGATGTTGGTCTTGCCCTGCATGATCATTGGCAGCGCGGGGCTTTCGTAGACGATCAGATCGACCTTGTGCGCTGACATGAAGAGGTCGAGCCACAGTCTGAAGCTGCGGTACGCTCGCGCGCGCGGCTGACCGTGGTTGAGTAGGCGGTGATTGCCGAAGGTCGGCACCTTACCCGGTCTGCCCATGGACCAGCCCATCACCGATGCGATGTCGAGCGCGAGGACGTTGCCGTTGAACTCTTTGGTCATGCGAGGCTTGCCTTGATGCGAGCGACTTCGCTCTCGTTCTTCAACAGCTCTGCCAGCTCCTCCAGCGGACGGAACGGCGGCGGCACATACCAGCACTGGTTTTTCTCAAACCAGTGATCCTCTACGGTCTTGTTGCGCATGCCCTCGTAGGCGAACAGCCAGCCACGAATATCGTAGCTGTAGTCGTCATAGACCCAGACAACGACATGCGGCAGCTCGCGCTTGTCGTGAGGACGAATGTTGTGGTCGCCCCCATGCTTGCGTGAGCGCACTTCGATGATTTCGCCCACATCCACGCCAGTGAGGACGCCAACATTCGCGTGCCAAGGCTGCTTGTAGTGCTTCGCCACTCCAGCCTCAGCGATAGCGCCCCTGATGTCGAAGATCAGATCGCTTGGACCGCCATCGTTGCCGTAGCGCTCCAAGCGTCTGCTCTTGGCGTAGGCGTTGCGTGCCTCACCGATCTTGATCGCCTTCGCTTCCCACTCTGGCGATAGCTTCATTGGCCCCGCTTGCTGCCTTTGAGGCTCAGGAGCTTGCCGGTAACGCCCTTGCCCTTGAGCCGCACGATCTTGCTGCCCTTGCCCTTGCTCTCCTCCGCGCGACGCTCGCGCATAGCTCGTAGCTCTGCTTCCCTTGGTCCCATCTTCTTGTCTGCCATTGTCCAGTCTCCTGTAGTGTTCCTTCAGATACCAGTCGATGTGCGGCTGGCCGAAGTTCTCTCGCTCCATGGATTGCCAGAACGAACTGCCGCTGATCTGGTCGAGACCGTAGGCCAGCAGCAGCGCGTCCAGCTTCTTGTATTGCTTCTCCTCTTTCGGCGTCACTCCGCAGCAACCGCCGTTGGTTCGACCAGCTCCAGCTGAGGCTTGCCCTTCTTGGGCGGCTTCTCTGCCTTGGGCAGATCACCGAACAGCGTGAGCTGCTGCTTGTCCTTCTGCGCCTTGGCGAGCTGCTGCAGCTGCTTCCGCTCGTCGGCTTCAAGGTCAGCCATCCAGCCCTTGATCTTGGCCAGCGCCCTGATGATCTTGATTTCCGTCTTCATCACCTTCTGCGCGACGCCGCGCTGCGCCATACTCTCGTAGACGCCGGTCATGCCCTCACGTTCGCGACGCGCCTTGAGCATGAACTTGCCGCGCTCGCTCTCAATCGTCTCGTAGTGGTCGAGGATTTCCTTGACCGACTTGTTCACCACGCTGTCGGGCAGCTCGCGCTCGACCTGCTTTGCCTGCTTCGCCATTTCAGTCCGCCTTCCTGTTGTTGTAGATGCTGTCGTGATATTCGCAGTACGGCCTGCCGTAGTACCGCAGACGCCCGCAGCACATGTGGAGACCGTCACGGCCTCTCTTGTCGAGGATGGCCTTGCAGCCATCCGGTCCGTTCTTCAGATAGTCCACGCCCTCATCGTGCTTGACTGGTTTCACCTCCCTGATTGGCTTGGGAGGACGCGAGGTCACGCTCCTGACCCTTGGCTTTGCCGGTGGAGGCACGTGAGGCTCGAAAACCACCCCCTGCTTCTCCAGTCGATGCTTGCGCCCCACGCAAGCGTTGCGATTGACCACATACCCCTGCTCCCCCATCCCGTCAGCGATCCCCGACAATGTTAGACCCTTTCCCCATAAAGTAATCAGCAGCTGGTCTGCTTCCCCCGTCCAATTCACGTGCGCTCCCGCTTGAAGATGTCTGGCCTGATCTTTTCCGGCGAAAGCCCGATGATCTTGCTGACCTTGTGGACCCACTTGGGCGGAACCCGCTTCCACTGGTAGACCGCCGCCTTGTCGATCCCACAAGCGTTAGCGATTTCGACCGACTGACCTCTGGTCTCGCGGATCGCCCGCATGACCCGGTCCATCTCTGCTGGTGTTGTCATCAATCCCTCGTATGTCGCTGACCTCGATTATCTACATGTGGTCGTGTGGAAAGGCAAGAAAGTCTTTGCTTTGGGAGCAAATCACCTATACAACTCCAGACGGCGGCAATCAGCCGTCACCATCCCCTTATGAGGAGCAAGCTCATGAAGTCTGGACTTACCCTGCAGCAGCTCGCCGCTGAAATTGAGCGTCGTGCTGGTGCCAAGCGGGACATCGTCGTCTCGACCAAGAACCTTGAAATGACTGAACAACTCGACCTTGTCGTGGCTGACAAGGAGAAGTTCGGCGTCAACCGAATTGCCCATGGCCAGATCGCCAGCCACCTCGACATTCCCAAGAAATACTACGACAAGATGCTGGCTGACGATCCCCGGCTGCTGGCGAACAACGTCAATGCGTGGTTCCGCAAATACCCGACCGACCGCATGGTGCGTGGTCTGGACGGCACTGCCCGCGCCTTCCTCTCCAGCGCCTATGAGCGGTACGACAACGAGGACCTTGCTGAGGCTGTGCTGCCTCCGATCTTGGACCTTGGTCTGGATGTCATGTCCAGCCAGATCACCGACACCCGCCTCTATCTCAAGTGCGTGGACCCCAAGGTCACCCGCGCCCTGACGGCGATTGGCGGCAAGTTCGGGGACGGCAAGCACAACATCGCGCGCATGTTGGCTCCTGCTTTGACCATCTCCAACTCTGAAGTTGGTGAAGGTGCGCTTTCGATCCTTGGCGGCGTCTACGATGGCTTCTGCTCCAACCTCGCGACCTTTGGCGAGCGGTCAACGCGCAAGTATCACGTTGGCAAGCGCCATGCGATTGCGAGCGATGACACCTATGCCCTGCTCTCCGACGACACCCGCCGCCTCACGCATCAGGCGATGTGGGCGCAAATCGGAGACGTGGTGCGTGGCGCATTCAACGAGGCTCACTTCAACTCGCTGTGCGACAAGATCGCGGAGACCCAGAACGACAAGATCGAGGGTGACCCCGTGCAGGTGGTGAAGCTGGCCGCATCGCGGTTCAGTCTCTCTGAGAGCACCGGCACCAGCATCCTGAAGCACCTGATCGAGGGTGGCGACCTGTCGCGCTTTGGTTTGTATAACGCCGTCACCCGCGCGTCGCAGGACGTCGAGGACTACGACAACGCTACTGGCATGGAGCGCATGGGCGCGCAGATCATTGAGCTGCCCAAGAGCGAGTGGAAGACCCTCGCGCTCGCTGCCTGAGTAGTTGTGCGGCAGGAACAGGCGGGTCGCCTACTGCCGTGCATGAGGGGTGTGGGACCGGTACTGCTTGCCTGCACCCCAATAATTCTCAGCCGCGCGTTGTGCATTTCGCGCGACTGAGCGGCGGCGGGGCATGTCCGTGCTCCGTCGCCACCATTTCCCAACATGGAGGCGGCAGTGAAGGTCACGAAGTGGAACGGCAAACCCATCACGCGCGCTGGCTGGTACAGCGGCATCCCGATTGAACTCTATCATTCAGCTGGCATCTGCGATGGACCGGCTGTCTCGTCATCGAACCTGCGAACGTGCTGGAGCAAGTCGCCAGCGCACATGTACGCTGAGTGGTGCGAGAACCCCGACTACGAGCCGCGCAAGTCCACCAATGCGATGAAGCTGGGCGCGGTCGCGCATCACCTGCTGCTGGGTGAGAAGGATTTCAAGACCAAGTACATCAGCCAGCCGCTTGTCTACCGCGACAAGGTCACCGCTGAGGAGAAGAAGTGGAATAACAACGCGGGCGTCTGCAAGGCATGGAATGAGAAGCACCAGAAGCTGGGCTTCACCGTCTGCACTGAGGATGACCTCGACGCCATCGTGGCCATGGCCAAGTCGCTGTCGCTGGAGCCGCTGATCAATGACGGTCTGTTGAAGGGCGAGGTCGAGTGCTCTGGCTTCGTCAAGGACAAGGAAACCGGTCTCTGGATCAAGGTCCGCCCTGACGTGATCCCCAACATGACCGGTGACTTCGTGGACCTGAAGACGGCGAGCGACGTCACCACGCGCGCGCTGCAATCGTCCATGTACTCGCTTGGCTACCATCAGCAGGGAGCGCTGATCGCTGAAGCCGTCGAGCAGCTTGGTTCAGACCACCCGTTCGCAGGCTTCGTGCTCATGTTCGTGGAGACCGTCAAGCCGTTCTGCGCGAGGACCGTGCCGCTGACCGATCAGGACCTGACCGACGGGCGCAAGCAGAACCGCGTGATGCTTCGCCAGATCGCCACGTGCTTGCTTGAGAAGCACTGGCCGGGACCGGGAGAGGGCGACCTGACACCGATGCCGCTGGGCACTGCTGCACGTGCCTACATCGCAGAGCGGCTGAAATTCGAGGGGATGTCATGACCATCAGCCTGCCGACTGACATGAGGCGACTACTCGATGACAGCGGAGTGGACTGGCGAATAGACACCGGGACGCGGCACTACAAGCTGATCGTGAACGACGAGTTTGTCACCATCCTCCCCAAGTCCAACAAGGTCCGAAATTCAACGTGGCGCGCGCACCTGAATGCGATGTCCCACATCAAGCGCGCCATCCGAAAGCGACGAGGACAACGATGACCGACAAACTCCCCGCACACTGGAAGCCGCTGGTGCAGCTGCAGCCAGACCAGATGTACCGCCGCCCTGAGGTCGTGAAAGAGACCGCAGATCACTACGGCATCAGCCTGAAGGAAGCCGAAGCGATGCTCGACGTGGAGACGGCGAAGTGCCTGTACTTCGTCAACAACCTCTACCAGATCGAGGTGAGCCGCATGGAGGTGGACTGGTTCGGTGAGAAGAAGGACATGGCGCAGCTCTGCGTGAGGCGGCGCGATGGCGGCATGATTTGGGACTGGCGGCACTTCCAGCAGATCAAGAACGAGCTGTGCGGTCCCGAGTACGAGGGGCTGCAGCTGTTCCCTGCGGAGGACCGCAAGGTGGACACGTCGAACAAGTGGCACATCTGGGTGCTGATGGACGGCACTCGTCTCCCATTCGGCTGGATGAAGCGTGACGTGCAGGACCGCCTCTACAAGGGCGTCCCCGGTTTGAACCAGAGGGCGCTATGAGCGAAGAGAATTTCAACGAGCTGACTGACGAGCAATTCAAGATCGCGCAGCAGTTCATCGTCATGACTGATCATCTGCATCCTGTGCGACGACAGCAGATCTTGGAGATGCTGCTTGTGCGCCACGCTGGCGGTGTCGGGGAGAGCATCGCTGACGCCTTCGTGGTGCTCGACGCCGTCAACAAGCACTGCAAGCAGTTCATGACCAACAAGGACATGCTGGTGGACGGCAACATGCGGAGGCTACGGATATGAAGAACGGACCGACGCTCGTAGACACGCTGTACCGCATCAGCCACCGCAACGAGCTTGTGCATGGCTGGACCAGCAACGCGCTGTGGCGTGATGCGCTGCGCCGGTCGAAGAAGTTCGTGCTGGACAAGCCGATGTCCACCTTCCTTGGTGAGCTTGGGACGCAGGCTTTCGTCGGCAGTCAGGCGAGAGGGCAGAAGGTCCGCGACCGCATGTGCGAGAACATTCGCGTTGGCGCGCGCCTGCCCGGTGAGGTGACGTGGATCGAATACGATCTGCGCGCCTGCCAGACCCGCAGCAACGAGCTGCTGGGGCGCGAGCTTGACCCGCTGCAGATGCCAGAGCGTGAGGGGTGGCTGCTGATGCGCCACCCGCAGATCGAGACTGCCTTCATGGCGCACATCGTCTCGCACGATCCCAGTCACGACCATGGGGACGGCTTTGACACGTGGACATTCCCGGTCGCGCTGGCGTGGACCGCCGACACCGACACCGTGATCCCGTGGAAGCCGCTGCCGTGGAGCGAGGACAGCGCGCGCATGAGTGAGGTGGCCACCGGCATCATGGGCTACAAGACTGACCGCTGCGGCTTCGTCTTTTCGCCGCTGCTTGACACGCCGAACAAGAGCAGGGCGATCAGCGAGCTGCTGTCTGAGTGGTCTGGCGTCCAGCGCCGCATGTGGTCGCTGCTCTCGACCATCAACGACCTGCCGGTTGAGATGACTGAGGTGCGCGCGCAGAAGGGCTTCGTGGCCAAGGGTGCCTACCGCAAATTCCTCGACCACAAGACCGTCACGCTGACAGTGCCCGTGAAGCTCTATCGCAAGGTGATCCGCACCGCGCTTGCCTTGGTGCATCGTCGCGGAGGACCGGTCCGCGAGCACTGGCGCAAGGACTGGCGGCGTCCGCTCTCGATCCTGTGCGAGCACGAATGGAGCGCTGACGAGAAGCATAAGTTCTGCACGTTGTGCAAGGGCAGAAGCATCTGGATCAACGAGCATGTGCGCGGTGACACCTCAATCGGGTTCGTGACGCACGACTACAACGTCACGCATGAGGTGGACTGATGAAGAACCGCAACGCTGCGAAGGTCCCGACCACGTCCGACCGCTACATTGGTGAGCGCATCAAGGAAGCGCGCATCGCTTCCAAGATGGACCAGAAGGACCTCGCTGAGCTGATTGGCGTGTCGTATCAACAGCTGCAGAAGTACGAGAGCGGCAAGAACCGCATCAATGGCGCGCGCATCGAGCTGCTGGTGACAGCGCTCAATCGACCGCTGACCTACTTCTTTCCGAATGCCACTGACGTTCGCATGCGGATCGACCCGCTGCTCAACGCGATGATGGCTACCAAGGATGGGCAACAGCTTGTCCATGCTTTCTCCCGCATCGCCTCTCCCAAGAGGCGGCGCATCGTTCTTGAAACCGCAATGGAATTTATGGAGGAGTGACTATGGACCCCGCACAAATCGAACAGCGCACCGAACTGGTGAAGGCGCGCAGCATTGAAATCGGCACCACACTTGGTGGCATCGTCATCCAGTCGGTCTCCGACCTTGAGCAGATCAGTCTGCGGCTGGCGCGCGGCATGGTTGCTGTTCCGGCGCACTGCCGCGACCAACCCGGTGTCTGCTACGCGCTGTGCATGCAGTCGCTTGAGTGGGGGATGCCGATCATGTCGGTGATCAACCAGTCCTACGTCCCCCGTGGCGGTGACCGCATCGGCTATCAGAGCCAGCTGCTCCATGCCGTGATCGAGAAGAACGCGCCACTCAAGAACCGGCTGCGCTACGAGATTGTCGGTGAGGGTGACGAGCGTCGCTGCAAGGTGTCGGGCACCTTCAAGGGTGAAGAGAAGCCGCACGAATATCTCAGCGAGCCGCTGAAGAAGATGCACCCCGGTCACGTGACCAAGGACAACGTGAAGTACGTCAAGGGATCGCCGCTGTGGGACAGCAATCCCGAAGTGCAGATGTTCTATTCGGCATCGCGGCAGTGGGCGCGGCTGTTTGCGCCAGACGTCCTGCTTGGAGCCTACACTCCAGAGGAGATGCAACCGGCTGACCCTGTTGACGTGACCCCGAAGGTCGCGCCGCTGGTGCAGAGACTTCGTGACGCCCAGAAGGCGCACGGAGACCGTGGCTTTGACCTTGATCACGTGAAGCGTGAGACCGGGCGGCACACGGTCATTGAAGGTGACGCCAATCCCGGCGTTGTCCATGAGGAGGCGAAGGATGTCGGAAGTGAACGTGAGCCTGACCATGAAGGACGGTCAGACGGCAGTGAAGATCGAGCCGATGGCGATCAGCACCCGCAAGGAGCTGTTGAGCCTGTCGGTGACGCTGCGCCAGTGGGCGCGGTTGCTACCGGAGAAGTCGAAGCCGGTGGCGAAGCAGAAGGCAAAGCGGGTTCGCCCAAGCCGCGCCAAGGCAAACGCCGGTAATGCTGCGGCAGAGACGGCCACGGCTGCTTGATCCGAAATACCTTGCATGGCTCCGCAGGCAACGCTGCGCCTGCGGATGCCTGCAAGCCCCACCCTGCGACGCCGCGCATCTGCGCTCGCGCTCGCTGAAGTACGACAAGGAAAGCGGCTCAGGCAAACCGGATGACCGGTGGGCGCTGCCGCTGAAGCACGACCACCACATGGCGCAACATCGCTGCAATGAGCTGCAGTGGTGGCGCGACCATGGCGTGAAGGACCCCTTCGCGCTCTGCATCGAACACTATCAACGCTACCTGAAGGAGCAAGAACATGACTGAACCGACACCGCTGGCTCGCCGTCACGCGACTGAACTTGAGCAGCTGGAGCGCACCATCCGTTCAACCCCGATGCCTGAACAGGTGGACCGGGACATCCGCAAGCCGCGCATTGACGAGCTTGGCCGCATGTCGGCTGAGGCCGTGCTTGCCCAGTACGAGGCGACCGCGCAGGAGGTCGAAAAGATGGGTGATACCGTCAAGGACAGCGTCAAGAAACTTGGTCAGGCCCTGATTGAGTGCGACAACGACATGAAGGTGGTCATGGAGACTGCCTCTGCGATCCGCGACAAGGGCAAGCACAACGAAGCCCTGATCGCGCGCATCAGTGACATGTCGAAGGTCATTCGCGAGGCGTGTTCCGCGTTCAAGAAGCAGATGGAGGGGTGATTGGCCGATCCGAAGCTGATTGACATTGCCGCTGAGGTGCGTGGCGAGACCGACAAGGCATTCCGCCTGACGGACGGGGCAACCACGGAGTGGGTGCCCAAGTCGCAGGTGGAGGACAACGGTGACGGCACGTTCACGATGCCCGAGTGGCTTGCCAAGGATAAGGGGTTCATCTGATGCCTGCATACCAGAAGTACGTGGTGCTTGAAGAGGCTGAGCTGGTCTGCCGGATGGCAGAGGCGTTCGCGCAGACCGTTCGTCCATCTGGCATGACAGCCGACGAAGCTGTGGCGAACATGCCACCTGAAATGCGTGCTGACTGGTTGCGGGTGTCCAGAGCCGTTAGAGCCTATTGGGAGGAGTGCTGCGACGGTGCAGCAACCATCCAATGAGGCGCGTGTACATGGTGGCGTTGGCGGCTGTTGCCGTCCTCCCGCCATTGCTGGCATGGGCGGTGCGGGGTAGCCCCCCTGCCCCACCGCCGCCCATCGTCACGCTGGATGACCGCTGGGGTGACCTGCCTGCCCTCAAGAAGCAGGACCAGTGGTCGCCCCTCCCTAAGACGGTGCGGACTGTCCCGATTGTCATGACGAAGACGGTCGAGGAGGTGACTGGACCCTACGTGGCGTTACCGCCTGAAGCTGCAGAACCCGTTCGGCGTCTGCAACCTACTCGCCAGCGTGTAGCCGACACTCGCGAGCGTGTGCGCGACGTCTGCGCGCGTCATCACCTCAGGAAGATCGTGACCCGTGGCGGCAAGTCGTGGCGATGCGGACGCTGACCTTTCAATGACTTGCAACACTCCACCAGCAACACGACCGGCCTTGAGGTGCGTCAGGTGCCTTGAGCGCGAGCGTCGCGCGCCGTGGACCCTGTGCGGCGTCTGCCGGGGTCGGCTCCAGTCCGCCGCCAACAAGAAGGGCTGGAGGACCCGGAAAAAGATGGCCAAAGCCCACCCAAAATGACCCCCGCCAGCGCCCAGCCGTGGCGCTCCAGTGGCCTCGCCGGTCTCCCGGCCATATCCCCCCAGCCAGCACCCTAAAGCGCCCCAGCGTGGCCCCGCTCAGCGCCGCAGCGGTGCCCCGAACGCCTGCCAGCCCAACAGGCCGAACAGGACGAACAGCAGCAAGGTTGATGCCCCCGCCCAGAGGCCGCTGACCATGCCGAAGTGGACCAGCCCTCCGAAGACCAGCCAGATCAGCATGATGATCCAGAACGCGAGACCGAGGCTCATGATTTTGCTCCATGAATTAGATCGCCGTTGACGTAGATGTTCACCTCGCCAGCGACCTCGATGTTAATTGTTGGGACTGAAATTGAGGGTGGCGGCAGCTCCTCCGTGGGCGGGTCAATCACCTCCCCATCCATCTCGCCGCCCAGCACGACTGCGATGGCGTCGATGATCTGGCCGAACTGGTCCTCGTAGATGTCGGCGTCGGCCTCGCTGTCAACGAAGCACACCTCCAGCAGGATCGCTGGTTCCTCCGTGTTGTTGAGGAAATACAGGTCTGACCGCTTCTTCGCGCCGCGATTGATGAACCCGCAGCTCGCGATGGCTGCGCTGACCTCAGCCGCCAGCGCCTGCTGCGTGATGTACAGGACCTCGACCCCCATGGGCTTGGAGACCTGCTCGTAGGCGTTGAAGTGGACGGAGACGTCCAGATCGCGCTCATGCTTGTTGTGCGCTGCGGTGATGGTCGAGAGGTTCGTGGACTGATCCTTCGACGTGTCGTCGTGGAAGGTCACCACGTCCACACCGCGCGCTGCCAATGCCTCTGCGAGGGCATCGACCACCTTGCGCGCCTCATCCACCTCATCAAGGATGCCGCTGGCCCCGCGCACGTACTTGCCGTGGCCGCTCGAAATCACGATGCGCTCGTAAGTCATTGAAACCTCCTGTTTGTCGGGGATGATCACCTCGACCTCGTCGTCTGTTTCTATTCCCAGTGCCTGCATCAGACCGGGGGAGATGTCCGCGACCCTGCCGGTGTCCACGTGAGGACCCCAGTCCGCGCACCACGCCTCAATCTCCCTGTCATTGGCCCTGACCTTGACCACCATCCCGCAGAGCGTGGTCTTGGGGTGGGTGTCGTAGTTCCATCGGCATGCGATGTAGAACTGCTCTGGATCGAGCCGTCGCGCGAGACCTGTCGTGCCCGGTGGCTGCTTGTCGAGGAACAGCTGCGGGCAGTCCTCGACCTCGTAGATGAATGCCAGCCCCTCGCTTGGCGACACCCCGGTGTCGTCGGGTCCTCCGAACCAGCTGACCTTGCCTTTGAGGGTGCTCATGTCTTTGGCCCCTGCTTGCAGTCGCGGATGTCCTTGACCATCTGCGCGATCAGGTCGGTCTGGTTTTTGTTCCGCTCCGCTGCATTGCTCGCGACCTCGCCCAGCACGTAGGCGGCGAACGCGAGAAACCCGATGTTGACGACCAGCAGCGCGATGGCGAGCGGCACCGACCGCATCGCCTCGACTGTCGTGCTGGCAACCTTTCCAACCTGCTCTGGGAGGGTCATGGCCTATCCTTCTGCGGTGAGATGTGCAGCTCGCGCGTCATGACGTCCACGATACGCTCGATGCTGCGCTCGTTCTTTGCGATTTCCTGCTGCAGCTTGGCGATGGACAGTTTCATCTCTTCCATCCTCAGCACGGTGTATTCAGCGCCGCGCGTTTCCATCGTGTGGACGCGCGTCTCCAGCTTCACCATGTACGCGAAGCCGCTCGCGGCTCCAGCGCCGATGATCATCAGCTGTCCGAACAGAAAGATGATCAGCGCCGTCTGGTGCTCGCTGACCCAGCCCTTGACCCGGTCGTTCACGGTCCACCCTATTGGACCCGCCTCTGATTGCCGCAGCGATCCGCCTCGCCGCCTCGCCCATCATACGCCTGCGTTCCTCGCAGCCCTTGCACATCAGCGTGTTGCTTCCAAAGCCTCGATGCGTGCGTGCAATTCCTTGATGCAGTTTACCAGAGCAAACACCAATGGTGAGGTATCAATCGTCCTGAAGTCCTCGACCTGCTGTCCGTCGATCCAGCCGGGTCCAGACTTGACCAGCTCGGGCATCGGCACCTCTGCCGCCTGCGCGATCAGTCCGATCCACTGCTTCTCTGCAGCCTCCTTCGCAATGCGCGCCGCCATTGCCTTGTGCTCGTCGGACTTCTCCTCCTGCGCCTCCGCTTCTGGTGCCTTGTCGTTGCCCTTGTAGCTGTAGATCACCGGAGCCAACTGCAGCACCTCGGACAGGCCCGCCTGATAGTCGCCGTGGACAGTCTTGACGCGCGCATCCGAATTGCTTGCCCACGCGCCGCCGCCAGCCTTCCACGCATTCCCGCCCGTGTCGAAATCGTAA